ATGGAATTAAACCACGGTCAACGTTAACAATCTTAACATAAGTCTTAATGAAGTAGACCGGGTCTTCAGTACATTTTATAATTTCAGCAACTTGTTCCTCAGTATAGGACAGTTCAACGCCTGTCCTCTTGAGGTTTGCATTACCTAGGTAACCACCAGCATCCATAATTATTTTGTGATACTACGAAGCATCCATGATTTCTTCTGATGAGCACCTAATAGGTCTTGCAAGAAGTTGCCAACCGCAGGTTCACCAGCCTCATCTGCCAAAACAATACCTGCACGAAGTTGCATAATGTATCTATCATTATCCATCTTTAAAGTGGTCATCATGGTCAATGCATCAGGCACAGTAGTTGCTTCTTCTACAGCAGATAGTTCTAAGAATCTACTGAAAGAACCTGGTGCATATGCATTTAAATAACGAATGTGTTCGGCAATCGGATCATTCTGAGCAAACACTTCAGTATAAAATGTATCAAGAAAACCATGGAATTGTGGAAAATCATTACCTTCAACATTCCAATGATAGTTGTGTGCTTTCAAATACAGGCCAAAGTTGGTGCCTAGAATAACTTTTAGTTGTTCGATTAATTGTTCCATAGTATCCTTATTTATTGTTCTTTAAAAACTTGACCAGTTCTGTGGTTGAACCAACAAATACTGCCTTATCTACATTCACATCACCACTTCTTTTAGCGGCCTGTGGGTCTAAATCTTTTTTGCGCTTCTGAATCTCCATCAAATCTTTATTCAAGTCTGATAGGTTCTTAATCAAATTGGCGGCAACTTCATATGCCCTTGGATGTTCTGACTCTTTGGCAACATTCAGAATGCCATCAACTGCTAAATTACCCTTTTCAATCAACTCACGGATATTTTGTCTAGCAAAATCAGCATCATCATTTACCACAGTGTTTGTAACTGGTACAATCTCTGTTGCAATTGTTTCGATAGGTTCTAAATCTAAAACCTCCGATAAAGTTTCATTTAGTTTTTTCATATCAATGTGTCAGGCCATTCAGTAATTTCATCAATAAATCCAAATTGGTCATCTGGTGCTGTATTAGCAGGATCAGGTCTAACAATAACCTCAGCTGCATTCAACGGCGTCAAATCTAAACTGATTACTTTGTACCTTGAATTGGTGTAATCACCAAGAACAAAGTCGTTAGCAGTTACCAAACTACTTAGTTCGCCAAGGACTAGAACACCGTTTTCTGTGTTACTGAAGTAAACAACCTTACCAGTAACGTCTTTATTTTCAACTCTGATTGTTTCGCCTGTGGTGAACACATTGTTACCATTGGCATAGTCAACATACATTCGTTGAGCATCACGGCCTTGTGTATCGATAAAGATATTAGTCTTTGTGTAACCATATGCACTAGCAGTTGTACTGTAGGCACCAATTAAACCACCACCAGATTTGACTGGTGGCCAAATGTAACCTTTGACTGTGAATGTCAAGTCCCAAACAATCAATCTGGTTGTAGAAAAGTCACCTTCATATTCAACGTTAGTAGCTACTGACTCTAATTTAATTGGAAGGTCATACTTCTGATTCATGCCAGGAATAAAATCAACTGTAACATTAAAATCAGGTGTAAAGAATGGCAAAATCTGTTCTATGATTTGTGTACCATCTTCTGTGTTTCGCACATAGATTGATAAAGAAAACTCATAGTCATATGGTACAGGTGCATATTGTGTCTTTAGGCCATTGTTAGCATCAAGAGCAAAATTCTGTAACGTAGATACTTTTTTTCTACTTGAGTCATATGCCATACCAGTCATCTCAAATGAAATGCGTGGCACATGAGTGGCAATAGACCTTGTTAAATCGGGGTCACTTGTAATACGTGTGATGTATTGTTCTTTTGGTCCATATGAAAGAGGTACTTTATATGTCTCATAAGATTGATTAACGTCTTTGTTGTAACGAACAATTTGAATGTCATTAAACAAAGTGCCAAAAGCCACTACGATTTTACGTATGGTTCTGTTGTAAAAGTGTTGGTTTCCTAGCATAGTCGCTTATTTATTATATTCCAAACCGACCCCTGTGAGCAGCAAAGTTTTGAACAACCTCACTTGCGGTTAAGCAACGGTTATACACTTTAGCAATTGCAATATTTCCTGGAAAGTGATTAGCCCAACTACCCGTTGGAATATTTAAAAACAATGGATTGGAATGAGTTACAGTATCGGTTGTTCTCACAGTACCGCTGCCATTAGTATTTAAATTGCCATCAATGTATTGAAAAACATTTCCATTTGTTCTATCAATTATTCCTACCCAATGATGCCATCGATTAGCAACAAGAATGGCTGATGTATTAAAGGCTTCTTGGCCAGTAGAATCTGCTGTTGTAAGGTGGACATATTGTGATGAATTTAACCATGCAGCATACGTTCTTGTATTTTGGTCTCCAGCCGCATTCATTTTATTGATAATATTGCTCCACCCGCTAGAAAAACTAAAGGAATTTACTTTAAACCATGCTTCTAAAGTCATAGTCCGTCTAATGTCTAAAGATGCTGCATTCCCACAATTCACACAATCATTTACTCCATCAAAAGAAAACGTGCCTGCATTACCAGAGTTATAAGCTGCACCACCTACTAATGTACCATTATTTCCAAGGCCACTCATGTCGGTCCAAGTATTTCCAGTATTGGCAAAACTCTTACTATTAGCCGCATCTAGGTAAAATACTAACCCACTCTCGATGCCATTAGGTCCTGATTGTACACTCATACGTTAAACCTTCCACGCATAGCATTAAAATTCTGCTGAACTTCTTGTAATGATAATTCTCTATTGTAGATTCTAGTAAGTCCAACTCTACCATTTAACATTTCATCACCACCAGGATGGTTGTTACCAATTGTTAGGTAGGCACTAGCAACGGCCGGCAATGTAGTTATTCCAAATGCATTCGTGCTATTTACAAGCACACCATTGATATACATTTTTGCTGTACCGCTAGCAAACGTAACAACCACATGATACCAATTTCCTGCACTAAGAGTAGATCCATTGTAAAGTTGATACCACGTTCCTGGCCAGTTACTACTGAATACGAACTGGTTACCACTTGAGGTCCATAATGCATATTGTTCGGCAGCATCAGTACCGTATGTTAGCACACCCCCAATGTTATTCCATGTAGTTGGATATACCCATGCTTCTAATGTAAGGTTGTTTGTAATATTTAGCGCACTATAAACAGGATGCTGAAAAAACTGCGAGCTCGCAGAAGCCATATTAAAATAGCCACCATTATTACTACTGAATTGAGGACCGTTGGTAGCGACAGAAGATCCGCCACCAATCATATCAGTCCACGTGTTACCTGTTCCAGAATAACTTTTGGAATTAGCCGCATCCAAATATAATACTAAACCCTTAGTTGTGATTGAGGGTGAATGTGCTAATGCCATTATATGTTAAACCTTCCACGCATAGCATTAAAATTCTGTGACACTTGATTTTGAGTAAATCCTATATTATAAGCTGTGACTACTGCAATCCTACCATCTAACTCAGGCGTACTAATGGTGGATCTAGTTCCTATTGTAATGGGAGAACTATTCTCACTTCTGGCCACTGTTAAAGAAGAAAATAAAATAGAATTTATAAAAACTCCATTTATATACAAGCTTGCGGTTGTTCCATCTCCAGTCCACACAACGTTATACCATTGCCCTGGAGTAGCATTGTAATATACTCTTGCAGTGCTTCCGGCTGGATTACTACCAACGTTGGATGCTGATATTCCTAGAATTTCATTTGTTGCCTCCATCCAAATGCCATTGGTGGAATTTGAATACGACCCTCCATTTGCTTTTTGTATGAGTGTAGCATAATCTACATATTCATCTACAACAAACCATCCACTTAGGGTGAATGTTGTTGAAGCTCCAAACACTTGGCTTGAGATTGCTGCATCATGAGGAATCGTAGCATAACTATCGGTTGTTCTGTTAAAATCTAAACAACCACTTTTTTCTGAGCTATACGCTACTCCGTTAAGTAACGTAGCGTTACGACCATTGCCGCTTATATCAAACCATGTGTTACCTGATCCGGGATAGGATCGTAAGTTAGCAGCATCAAGATGAAGCATCAATCCACTCTTTACTATTTTTGGATTATATCCAACACCCATATTAAAACTCCTTATGGTTCACCAAAAGGATTATGTTCTGTGAAGTCTATAATTCCATCAGCTTCAGATTCAATTCTTGCATTGTCAACCACATCTTCAAACGCATTGTTCATTGTGGCAGTATCAGAAATTGTATTGATAATCCATTGAGCACCACTTGTGTTACCAACCACATTGCCAGAAACAAAATTGCCTTGTACTCTAATCACATCAACGTGGATGTTTGGAGTCAAATCATGTACTACAGCCTGTGCTGTTGAGAATGACAAATTAGGACCTTGATAAATGATTTCGTCATTTACAAACTTACCTGTACCTGTACTGAGAGCAATACGTGTTCTTGGATAAGCATCTCTAATTTGTTCATCAACTTCTTTAATACCAGTATCAACAATCTCATTAGAGAATACGAACTGTTTGAGTTTCAAGGCATAAACATAAACGTTGGCACCACGACCACGGCCTAATGTATAGAACATTGCTTGGTCGTTCTCATGTTCCACCATAGTAATCTCAAAGAAGTTTTGCACCAAAGGAATATAAATTAAATCGCCTTCAAAAGGTCTAGGTTGTGGAACTGTAGATTTAAACCTTCTGCGGGAAACTAATAGAGTAATTTCATCTCTGATTTCTAAGCCAAACTTAGAGATAAAGTCGCCTTCACCATCCATACCTGTAATGTTTTCCATATACAATTCAATAGCATACGCCTCGGTATACTGTTTGAGTGTATCTTCACCATAGATATAATCTACTTGGTCACGACTAGACCTTGGTAAGTAGAATACATCCATGCCATTGATTTTTAAGGCCTCAATTAAGAGGTCTTCAACCAGCAATTGCTCAGAAGTAATCTGAGTTGGAAAATTATTAAAGTATAGATTTGTTGCCATGTTTTAACCAATAAACATCTCGCCTGGAAGTACATTGTAAGATTGCATTTCTTCTTCAATCTTATCAATCTCCGTCTGTGCTTCTGCCATGATTCTTGGACCATCAAGTGTGACACCACCAGGTAATTGAATGCCAGCAAACTTACTTAGGTTTGAACCCCATTGGTATTTAATTTTGGCTGTTGCATACTGCTTCAAGAACCTATCGTTCCAAACATCTGAAACACCAATCTTAGTGGCAGTTACATTAGTTAAATCTGAGCCTAATGGATTCATCAATTGTATCTCAGTTGGGTTCTTAATGTGTCTCACTTGTTTCTCAACACCACCAATTGTGATAATGTCGTTCTCAAGGATTTCTTGGTCAAAGATTGTACTAGTTCCTGTAACTGTATTAGAAGTGGCATTACCTGTTAGTGTACCAGTTAGTGTGATTGTATCTGGTACCAATGAGCGGTAGCATTCAACAATAACATATTCGCCAACTTCTCTATCTCTTGACCAATCAATGTCAAGGAATAGTTTGTTTTGGTGGCGATTAAATCTAAACTGTGGAGTACCAGAGAACAACATATTCAATGTCTGAATGTGTTGCATCGTAATCTCATATGACACATACGATACCGATGTGAAGTCATATAGGTCGTGCAGACGCAACTGGTAACGCAAGTCGAACATATTGATTGATGAATTAGAATCATCAAATGGTAAAACTTTTGTAACAAAGATGACCGAATCTGGACAATAAATCCAGCGGCGTTCAATATCTTCTGCCGTGATTCTGTGCTTCATAAAAATCTTCTCACAACCATCAAAGTGATAGTCATGGAAAAACTGTAAAGCATCATCAATACGATCCTCAATTTGGTCATCATCAACGTTAATGTCAATCACAGGCCAACCGAGTCGGCGCAGGCAATAATCTTTGAATAGTTTTCGTGTTGTAGGTTTTGCCATTTTTTATCCTAAAGCGATTGATAGTGCCAATACATCAGCAATTCCTGCACCAGCTGATGTTTGTTTTGTGCCATCGGTGAATGTGATACCATTACTTGTAGCACCAGTCAAGTAGATTCCACCACTATAAACGTTGCCTCTAATACCAGCACCACCATACACAATTAAAGAACCTGATGTGTTTGTTGTGGCGGCTTGAACGTTGGCAACATTAACACCTGATGCTGCATTAAAAAAGACACGTAAATCACCAAAATCATTATAAATTTGGCCTCTTATTACTAAGTTATAACCAGTTTCAACATATGTATTGGTTAATAGAGACAGATATGTTCCAGTGAACTGAACACCACCAAATTGATTGCTTCTATGAAAATAGTTATCAGTCCAACCTAATCGATAAGAACTACCACTACCTGAACCTGTAAAATTGTTTGCAGAGGACATGAACAGATTACCTGTTATGCCTAAGCCACCATTCAGTACAAGAGAACCAGTTGTATTTGAAGTCGATGCAACTGTGGAGTAAATGTTTACTTTACCATTAATACCTTTTGGTACAATGTTAATGTCTGAGTTAGCATCAACACCTTCAACAGTAATGAAAACACCGTTAGCATTTACACCAGTATTTCCTGGTCTAACTTGAATATAGTTATTAGCAGATACGCCTGTATTATATGGAGGTGCAACTGTAAACGCAAATGTTCCGTTTTGTGGTCCAAATGAAATAACACTTGTGCCATCAGATAAACTGAATCCTAAATTACCTGCTGTCGTTTTATGGAGAGCTCTAGGAGTATCAGAACCATTTATTCTCAACCCTGCTAAGTTTGAATATCCATTAACAAATAGTGACCAAGGTTGATTTCCACTCCAACCATTTGTTTGATTGATGTAAACTAATGCATTTGCACCAGAGTTTGTACCACCATCACCAAAAGTATTAGCAGAAATATAAAGTGCTGAACCACCCCTATTGTAGAAGTTGCCACCTATACCAGCACCACCATTTAATATCAACGCACCTGATGAGTTTGAAATAGCCGCATTAGTGCAAGCAACATATACACCTCTGTCGGTGAAAATCGTTGCGCCATTATATGTTGCTGTCAAGAATAGGTTAGCAGTTGTGGAATTAGGTGAACTTAGTTTACCGCCAACCAACAAATCTCCATTATAATATACTTGACTAGCATCAAAATCAAAATTGGATGTTGAACCACCTTGTAATGCTCTTAATGTTCTGCCGTTTGTTCCACCAAATGCAATTGCACCACTTGTAGAAGTATTAGTAACAATCAAACCATGTGAACCGGTTGCATTGATAACCAAGTTGCCGGTCATCGTATCGCCAGTTTTTAATACTCGATTATTAGCTGCGGTAAATGCTGCCGTAATGCTATTGTTCTGAGTTGTATCAATTAATAAACTTTGGTTAGCAACTGCAAACGCTGCAGTAATACTATTGTTTTGAGTTGTATCAATCAGTAAAGATGCGTTAGCTATTAAGAAGGCCGCATTAGCATAATTTGAAGCCGCTAGAGCATTCACGACAGCAAGGTTAGCCTGTGTGAATGAGGCTGTGATGCTATTGTTTTGTGTAATGTTTGTTGTACCAGCCGCATTAGCTGCTGCAAAAGCACCGTTAGCATAAATGCCAGCCGACTCTGAGCCAATAAAATATGCACCAGTTGCTGAACCACTATTTGCTTGCCACTTACCAGCAGATTCTATCCATAATAGAGATGCATTTGCTAGTGTGTTGCCTCTGTTAATTTCAAAACCAGCATTTTCAGATGGTGTTACTGAAACAGGGAGTTCAGCATTCAACGTAATGATGTTGTCACCAAGTTGGACATTTATGGTGTTTGCATACGTTGTTTGACCACTAATTGTCAAATTACCAGTAACAACTAAATCACCAGTAATTGTGCCACCTGCATTAGCACTGATAGAGTTATTGGCTCTAGTGAAGGCAGCTGTGATACTATTATTCTGTGTTAAGTCTGTTGCAGCTGATAGTGTAGCTGCTGAATTGGCTGCTAAGAAAGCAGCTGTGATACTATTATTCTGTGTTAAGTCTGTTGCAGCTGATAGTGTAGCTGCTGAATTGGCTGCTAAGAAAGCAGCTGTTATGGAATTGTTTTGAGTTAAATCGGTAGCAGCTGATAATGTAGCCGCTGAATTGGCTGCTAAGAAAGCAGCTGTTATGGAATTGTTTTGAGTTAAATCGGTAGCAGCTGATAATGTAGCCGCTGAATTGGCTGCTAAGAAAGCAGCCGTGATACTGTTATTCTGTGTTGTATCTATGCCATTAATTAAGTTGGCTGAAGTAAATGCGGCGTTAGCATGGTTGAATGCTCTGCCTGCAAAACCAATGATGTTGACACCAGTGTCGTAAACACCACCAGAATATACGTTACCTGAAACACCAAGACCGCCAGCAACAGTCAGAGCACCCGTTGTATTGCTAACCGAAGTAGAAGTACCTTGAACAGTCAGATTTCCTTGCAGAGTTCCATTGCCTGTTGCATCAGCAATAGTAAGACGATTTACACCCTGAGTTTGAAAAAAGATGTTTGAATTATCTGCTTGATTAAACACAGCGCCAGATCCAGTAGCAGTAATTTTTAATCTAGCTGCTGAGTCATTTGGTGCAGAAATTCCCAATTGGCCATTAACTGTGGCGTTTGTAACACTAAGGTTACCTGCAATACCAACACCACCAGCAACAGTCAGAGCACCCGTTAAATTACTGGTTGATGCAATAGTATTAGAAATGTTTACACTACCGTTAATTGTAACATTACTTGTAATTTGAGATGCTAATGCAATGCTACTATTTGACTGGCCAAGTGTTAATGTTTTTCCTGCCAGCGCTCGAACTGAACCATTTTGTTCAAAAATAATATCAACCGAGGTAATACCATCGCCGACATAGATGTCAGAAGCAGTATCACCCAGAGAAATATCTCCACCGGGGTTAAATATTTGCAAATTGCCAAAGTCATCAAGTTGAATATAGGCGTCAACATTGCCGCTATCATCCTTGAAGTCTATAAGACCGCTTGCCGGGGTAATTACTACATTTTTTGGCATTTATTTTAATCTTCCACCTAGTCTTAATCTTCTTTGTAGTTGTGCCAGTAAACTTCCAGTTCCAATCAAGGCCTGGTTAGATTGGCTACCATTAATTGAAGCAAATGCTGGTACAGCATACGGTTTATCTAATGTAACATTAATATTTTTCATCCAGCACCCCTCAGAAGTGGTAGCAGAGTCATGATGAACACCTATGTTTATGAAACGAGAAAATGCAACTGGAGCAATTGTTAACTCAAGGGTTTCATAAGCACTGGTTGCTGCAGCACTAAATCGTGTGGATTGTGTACCTCCAGCCATCCAAGTACTGTAATTTCCTCCTGCATTGCTTAGCTGATTAGGTGTAGTTCCAGAAACAACATCTCTTGCTTCGAATGTAGGATATGCACCAGAAAATCCTGGTGCTAATTTAATTTGCGCTCTTGCTCTTGCCGTAACACCTGCTGGAATAAAAACTGATTCAAACCACCCACTCCCGTAGTCGGCTCCATCCGCTATCCAATAAACTCTCCATGCGTTTTCAACCGCATCCCAAAATCTTACCGAAAGATAATTTTGTTGATAGATAGCATCGTATTCCATATTATGTTCAATAACATTTCCAGAAGCACCATTGTGCCCTCTATCAATATGACCACCGTGATAACTTCCTCTAACCTGAAGATTATTAGCTGCAGGCGAATAACCACTGGCAAAATTAAATATAGAATATATTAAAGTGTTAGCATTGTACGGATCCATTTCCATACCTCTTCTGTTACCTGTGTGTTTATGTTTATAGTAGGCTCTAAAAAAACCACTAACAAAATTAAGGTAGTCAGTACCATCAGAAATATAATGATGAATTCCTATATTACCATCATACCAATGGAATCTACCTGCTCTAACTGAACGAGAAACATAAACATAACCAACTTCTGCCCACTCACTACCTCCTTCTAATCTACACCCCCATGCTTCACTAGCAACTGATATACTGTTGTAGAGAGCCATACCTTCTCGATACCATAAAACATATGAAGCGTTAAATCTACCTTGTACATGACTACATCTTATCTGGTCATATCTACCATAAATCCAAAATCCACCTAAATCACGGGTAGAGTTTGAGCCTGTCATTACAATGCCTTCTAACCAAGAATTTTGACTGTGTGCTGGTACAGTATTTGTTAAAGTAACAGACAAACTCACATTGGCTTTCCAATTACCAGCAGCTAGATATAGACCTCCTTCTGCTTGACCTTGACTACTGCCTGCATACTTTAAATAAACATCTTTAAAAATTATTGCTCTTGAGTAATTGGTGCCACCTGGTTCAATATACACTCCATAATAGTCGGTGTTTGGAGTAACTGGTTCTATAACTACATCTCGTGTCAAACGATTGACCAATGCCCCAGAAACTACATTGTAACCAATAGCGGCAGTGAGGGTAATAACATTCCCAGAAACGGATGAAATAGTATGTTTATATCTCGGACCAGGGGTTTCATTCCCATACGCGCTTTGAGCATAATCGGTTGTTCCTCCACATTCACTTCTGGCTTCAATCCAAATATCATTACCTGCCACAAACATATTTGCATTAGCAACTGTGATTGTTGTGGCTGCTGCAAGAGAAGAAACTGTTGTAACAGTAGCACACTTTCTAACCTTGTTATTGATAGTGTGAATCTTATCAGACCCGGTTTCATAAACAGTTAACCCGGTTACAGTACCAGTAACAGAACCAGATAATATTAATCTATTAGAAAAATATTCAATTGCGCTAATTGTGTGTATATTTCTATTTGCACCTGTGCCAAAAATAATAATCTGACCAGCACGAAATACTTTTGAATTAGCAACTGTTAGTATGGTTCCTGATGCTGAAACCACAGTGGACTCAGGACCGACAAACTGTCTAAAATAAACCGTATTACTGTCTATATCGTGAATCCAAAACCCTTCATCTCTAAGAGTTGATGCACCTGCATTTCCTGCTTGTGTGGTTGTATTGTCAAATATAGCGAACCATTCACCTACCGCAAAATTGGTAGCGGATGTAAAAGCAAAACTTGTTGCTCTTTCATTTGCCCCAGCTGAAAGGGTGGTAGTTGGCATGCCATCACTACCTTCCATAATAACACTCGCCCCAGTCTCTCCTACCCCATATAGAATATGTGAAGATGTAGCTGTTCCTCTAAATTGTAAGGTATGACCTGCCCGGGCATGATAAGTACCTGCAGTTCTTACACGTAGTCTACCGTTCATTCTAAGTACAGTAGTTGTATTTAATTGGGTCTGTAGAATTCCACGAATATCGCTATCATCAAACCCATTGGTAACAGGTGTAGATACATTGTATATAACAGTATGACCGGCTGCGATACTGAACGAATCACCATCAACAGGGACAACCCCGCCTACCCAAGTACCTGTTGCATCAAAATTACCAGAAGCGGTTGATGTTATTACTGCCATTATATGCCTGTCATTATTTTAATATTAGGGTCAAACATTTCAGGATCCGGTCTAGATAATTCAAGTATGAGCTTACCCTCGACTACCCCGATTTCATTTACAGATATTGTGGAATCTTCACACTCTGCATCTAAAGTGTCTAGGTTTATAATTAGTTTTATTAACATAATAGTATTTATTGTATAATTAAATTTCTACCTGGAGCTTACTCACATCAACTCGCTCGGCAAATATTGTGTAGAAACATTTAAGCTTATCTACTGTATTATCTTCAATACCAATTGTTACTGTATTGTTGACTATATTTTCAACAAATAATTTCTGATAATTACCAATAGATGATAATTGCACAGTTATAGAATTCGGATCAATCAGTTTAACCCAGTAGTCAGGTAACTCGATAGTGGTTGTTCCTTCTAATTGACCACGAACATAAACTCCGTTCTCTGGACCTTCAAGAGAACCATATCGTAATTGCATACCTTCTTTTAGTGGATGTTTAATTACGAATGACTTAGTTGTGGCAGATAAAGTACCTACAATAACCAAGTTACCGGTCATCGTATCGCCAGTTTTTAATACTCGGTTATTGGCTGCGGTAAATGCCGCTGTAATACTATTGTTCTGAGTTGTATCTGTAGCAGTAGCTGCATTGGCAGCTGCGAAGGCACCGTTAGCGTAAATTGCGGCACTATTAGCCGTAGTAAACGCAGCCGTGATACTATTGTTTTGAGTAGTGTTTGTTGTAGTGGCTGCGTTAGCTGCCGCAAAAGCACCATTAGCATAAATTCCAGCAGAGTTAGCTGCAATGAAAGATGCTGTAATACTATTGTTCTGTGTTAAATCGGTTGCAGCTGATAGTGTTACAGCTGCATTGGCTGCCGTAAAGGCACCATTAGCGTAAATGCCGGCACTATTTGCAGCAATAAATGCGGCAGTGATACTATTGTTTTGTGTAGTATTAATTGTAGACTGCAATGTAGCAGCAGTATTACCTGCTAAGAAAGCAGCTGCAGCCGTATTTGTTACCGATGTGATGTTGGTGTTTTGTGTTGCATCAGTAGCAGCTGATAATGTAGCTGCTGAATTGGCTGCTAAGAAAGCAGCTGTAACAACGGCTTCATTAGCAAGGAAATAAGCACCAGTTGCAGAACCACTATTTGCTTGCCACTTACCAGAAGCCTCAATCCACAATAGTGATGAGTTAGCAAAAGTATTACCACGATTGATTTCAATACCAGCATTTTCTACTGGTGTTACTGATGTTGGTAACTCAGCATTCAATGTGATAAGGTTGTCACCAACTAAGAGTTGTACTGTATTGGAATAAGTTGTTTGACCACTAATTGTTAAGTTACCAGTAACAACTAAATCTCCAGTGATTGTACCACCCGCATTTGCGCTAATAGAATTATTAGCTCTGATAAAAGCGGCCGTTATGGAATTGTTCTGTGTTAAATCGGTAGCAGCTGATAGTGTAGCAGCTGAGTTAGCCGCCAAGAAAGCAGCCGTTATGGAATTATTTTGAGTTACATCAGTTGCAGCTGATAATGTAGCAGCTGAATTGGCTGCTAAGAAAGCAGCTGCAGCCGTATTTGTTACCGATGTGATGTTGGTATTCTGAGTTGCATCGGTAGCTGCTGATAAAGTGGCTGCTGAATTAGCAGCTAAGAAAGCAGCTGTAATACTATTATTTTGCGTTGTATTAATTGTAGACTGCAATGTAGCAGCAGTATTACCTGCTAAGAAAGCAGCTTCAGCCGTATTTGTTACGGATGTAATGTTGGTATTCTGAGTTGTATTGATACCAGACTGTAATGTTGTAGTTGCATTGGCTGCCGTAAAGGCACCATTAGCGTAAATGCCGGCACTATTTGCAGCAATAAATGCGGCAGTAATACTATTATTTTGTGTTGTATCTACACCATTGGCCAAGTTGGCAGAAATGAATGCGGCATTTGCAGTATTGAAAGCTGCATTGGCAAAAGCAATGACCTCAACGCCTCCATCATAAACTGCGTCTGCATATACGTTCCCTCTTACCCCAACGCCTCCATCGACAACCAATGCGCCTGTTGAGTTAGATACAGAGGTGGCTGCATTGTAGATGTGGACGTTACCGCCATACTGTGCCATGGAAATCCATCCATTGGCATCAACATCAATAACAGGCAAACCAGAAATGTCATTAACTGAGAATATACTACCTGCAGCCATGCTGTCGGTAATAGAGAACAACTCGCCAGCATTACCTGAGAACGACAATGTTCCACCATTCAACATTCTCATGGTGATGGTGTTTTGTGTATTTGGACTTACGAATGCAGTATTAGACTGGATGGTTAATGATGCACCATTACCAGTAATTGTTACATTACTTGATATGATGACGTTACCGGTGATTGTGCCACCAGTGTTAGCATTCAGACTATTGTTTGCTCTTGTGTAAGCGGCATTAGCCTGAACAAAGGCCGCTGTTAAACTATTGTTTTGTGTGAGGTTTGTTGTTGTAGCTGCATTAGCAACTGCAAAAGCACCATTAGCATAGTTACTTGCTGATAATGCATTAACAATAGCAAGATTGGCCTGCGTAAAAGAGGCCGTGATACTATTGTTTTGTGTAACATTAATTGCATCAGTAGTTGTTGTGTTTGCAAATGATGTGCTGTTTAAACCATCCAATAAGTCAGCATCAAGACCAGAACCTGCACCATCAACTGAGGTAATAAAACCAAGAAGTTGAGTATTGGAGATTGCACCAGATACACCACCAACAGATGTAACTGTACCACCACCTGAACCAGCATTGGCAGTATATTGTCTTGTACCATCGGAGAACTGGACATAACCAGTTGTCGCAAGTGCAGGTGTACTTAAAACACCAGCATCTGTTAATGAAAGAATAGTGGCTGTATAACCACTATTAACAACTTCCATATCACCAATGCTGTTCACACGGAAATGTTTAGAACCATTTGCCGCAGTTGAGTTATGAGCCTCTAAGAAACCATGATAATTTGCACCACCTTTTTGATTGGTGCCTCTTGATATAAAAGAGGAATCGCCAGGAGAACCAGCTGACCTGACACTACCACCAACTGTGAGTGTGCCATTGGCCTTTATGATAGAAAGGTTCGCAGTTGAACCTAGAACACCTGAATCATTAAATTGGACTTCACCATTCAGACCAGCAGGACCAGTTGCGGTATCTGTTGATATAAAAAATATTGCACCATTGGGTTTCGCATAGAAAATCTTACCATCAGCTGAGTTGATGGAAATCTCACCATTGGCCAAGGTTGCAGGAACATTACCTGCAACCGTTGAGTGCTTAATCTGAATTGTTGTATTTGCCATTAGAACGAACTACCGTCTTTTACTTCTTGTTTTTTGGTGATTGGTGGTTCTTCAAGTAAAAGTACAGGCGCTGGTGTTGGTTCTTCAAACTTCTTGTCAGGATTAATCTTCTTCAATTTAGAAATAGGAACTGCTTGCTCAAGTTTATCAATGTATTCTTTAAGCTTGCCAATTTCTCCATCTCTCTCTGTTATCACTGCTTGCAAATCTGCATGTTTACGCATGTAATCATTTAGCGCAGATTGTATTCTATCTTTTTCCTGATGTGCTGAAGTATTCTGTAAAGCTCTCTGTTTATACGATTCTATTTCCTCGACCAATGGACGAATAGCATTGTATTGATTTTGAGCTTCAGCCAACTTTGCCTCTAATTCTGCCTTCTGTGTACCAGTGTCCTCAACCATTTTTAGTTGAGTTTGAAACATGAAATTCTGCTTAATGATTGACATTAAATTGTCAAGCAGAATCTCCTGATAAGTGTTTGAAAATTCCACACTCATAACAACTCCTTTTCACGATAATATTAGAATGTTCCACCTTGCAAATGTGAGAAGGTTGGAACACCTGCATTATTTATAGTCAATACATGGCCTTCTGTTGAAGACGATGCTGTAGAAACTGCACCAGTACCTTGACCTAACAAGACACCGTTTGTTGTAAATGTGGCTGCACCTGTACCGCCTCGAGCGACACCTAGTGTACCAGAAGTAATAGCAGAGGCCGAAATTGCAATAGAAGTAGAGTTAGCGGTACTGATACGACCGTTTGCCTCAAGTTTAAATGATGCAACAGAAGATGCAGAACCGAAATCGGCAGCCGAAATCGCAATGTTTGTAACGTCTGTGTTAGCCCTAGTAAATGCACCGTTCGCATAGATTGAAGCACTATTAGCTGCAGCAAATGCACCGTTAGCGTAAATTGAAGCAGTATTGGCCGCAGCAAAGGCACCATTTGCATAGATTGAAGCACCACCAGCATTTGCTACCGCAGTATTTGCTTGAGTAAATGCAGCTGTAATGCTGTTGTTTTGTGTAAGATTAACTGCTAAACTTTGGTTAGCAGTTGTAAATGCGGCATTGGCCTGAATGAAAGCACCGTTAGCATAAACACCATTTGACTCAGAACCAATAAAGTATGCACCTGTTGCAGCACCGCTGTTGGCTTGCCATTTACCAGAAGCTTCAACCCATAGAAAAGAAGCATTCGCTAATGCATTACCACGATTGATTTCAAAACCAGCGTTCTCAGATGGTGCAACTGAAACTGGAAGGTCAGCATTCAATGTGATAATGTTATCACCAAGTTGAACGTTGGTTGTATTAGCGTAAGTAGTTGCGCCACTAACTGTAAAGTTACCAGTAATTACCAAATCACCGGTGATTGTACCGCCTGCATTAGCACTAATAGAATTATTAGCACGGGTGAATGCGGCTACGATACTGTTATTCTGTGTTAAATCTGTTGCAGCTGATAATGTAGCTGCTGAATTGGCTGCCGCAAAGGCACCGTTAGCATAAATTGAAGCGCTACCTGCATTTGATACAGCAAGGTTGGCCTGTGTAAATGCAGCTGTAATACTATTGTTCTGTGTAGCATCAATTAATATGGATGCATTAGCAACTGTAAAGGCAGCATTTGCCTGATGGAATGCATTGTTGGCCTTAGTGTAACCGTCTTGTGCAAACGTTGAAGTTCCTGCCGCATTAGCAGTTGTAAACGCAGCGTTAACTAAGTTGAAGATACCTGCTTGTTGGTCAAGGTAGAATTTACCACCAATAGCAATTGCACCGGTACCTGCTGGAGAACCAATGTATGCAACGTTACTTACATACGAATACGCTGGTTCTGCAACGTTTAGCGTTGTTGGCGCCGCATTTACCGTGGAAAATTTAAGTTGAATTACAGTATTGGCCATTTAAAAAGTGCCTCCAGTTATTATTGTTATTGTGCCTGTGAGGTCTGTTGTTGGTTGAACCTCGAAAGTGTTTGTTGTTGAGTTAAAAACAAAAGTGTAACCATTGGCAACACCCGCTGTCGAAACTCCACCAACTTCATTAATAGATACGTTTGGTTTTGGTCGAAAATTATTGGAAACAATCGTGGTCCTATTTGACTGGTTGAGTGTTGTTCTTCCAATAGAACCTGTTGTATTAATTTTAGCTATTATAGCCATTATATGCGTGTTACTCCAGGTGCTACTACCACAATTCCTTCAACTACTCTGGTTGTCACAGATTGTGGAGAAGTAATAATAACATCGTACATATAACGACCAGGAGTTAAGTTGGCTGTGTTAGCCGAGGTCATGGAAATAGTTACTTCACCGTTTGCTGTGCCTGTGACAGAAGCGGTGAAGTTAGTTGCTGTTGTTGAATAGAACGATTTACGCAGTTGTGATGATGCGCTATAACCATATAGATTAATAGCATCGCCAGCAGTATCTTCTACATTGATTGTAGAGGAAAAAGATGCGTATTGTTCAATCGTTATCTCGGAATAAGCGGCCAAAATTAACTCCCAATTTAATTACCTATTTAGTCAAACTGGGAGTTTGGAACTGTGTTATTCTAATGCTTCGATTTTAGCAGTAAGTGCTTGAAGTTGAGCCAACAATTCTTCTTTTGTTGGTGTTGGTGTAACAACAGGTTCAGGTACAACTGGTTCAGGTGTTGTGAATGTATTTCCATTCCATGAATCACCAATGTTTCCAACTTTACCTTGACTGTCTGTGTCTGTTATTAAGTTTGGTAAAACATCTAATGATTCTACCAAAATAGCATTAACAACAATTCCATTTTTGATTACTAAAGCTCTCATTATACAATCCCCCAAATAATACAAAGTCCGTTTCCACCAGCACCGCCAGAACCGCCATTACCACCGCCAAAGTTTGCACCGCCTCCTCCGCCACCTCCACCTGGAGTTGCGCCAGAACCGCCACTTACACCACCAGAAGCACCTCCGCCGCCACCGCCTCCACTGCCACTACTTAATACTACACCGTTAGTGCTGTGCAAAGCTCCATTAGTGTAAGCTGTTGTGTAACCAATGCCACCGCCTTGGAAACCTACACCGCCGTTGCCGGGGTTACCAGACCCATCCATTTGTTCTCCTGAACCCCCACCTGTAGCACCAAATATACTATTCGATCCTCTAGAAGAATTGCTACCACCAGCTGACCCACCATATTCAGTATAGCCTAGATTTCCGGAACTAGGAGCACCACCGCCAAATCCAAAATTCATACAAAAATTTTCACTTGTGCCTCTATCACCATAAACAATAACACCAGTAGTACTGGAACCAGGCATTTTAGGATTACCACCAGTGGTTGAAGTACCAGCACTCAATATACCTCCGCCGCCGCCGCTTAGGCCAGAAGCGCCTGAGCTTGCGGTGTGGCCAAAATAACCACCATAAGCATAGAACTGTGTGCCAAAAGAAGTATCTCCACCAGCTGTACCATCAGAAGAAGAAGATAGGCCACCTGCTCCAGCTGTGCCGCCGGCACCAATAGTTACTGTAGTGGATGTTCCTGCTGTACTTTCAAAAGTTGCAATATGTTGGCCACCGCCAGCGCCACCGGCACCTGAGTAACGACCGGGTGCACCTGCGCCTCTACCACCTCCACCACCTCCACCGCCACCCCACATTCTTAAAGACAATTGTGTGTAACCAGGTGGAGTAATAAATGCTCCTGTTGAAGTTATTGTTTTTTTAAACGTATCTAAAACTATAGAAGTAAATGCTGTTCCTGTACATTGAACCAATCGAACTTCGCCAGGATACATTACAAAACTTGTTAAGCCATCAATCGTTTCGCTTGCGTTTGGATCAAGTGTAATGTCACCTGAACCACCATTCTTTAGGTAACAGAACCAACCGTCACCTAAAGTTGCTGCAGCGGTGAATGTTTGTGTAAATGTACTACTGAGGTTAATTACATAAGAGTTATCATTTACACCTAATATTGTATTAGATGAACGTGAAGATAATTTTACACTACTGCCGCTAATTGCAACATTAGCTGCACTTGTCAGTCTACCAACAGAATCGACTGTGATAATTGGAATAGCACCAGCACCACCATAAACACCGGATGTTACGCCAGTGTTGGCCAGAGCTGCAGATGTAATCGTGTTTGCTGTAATACTATTAGCTGTAATTCTTGAGATTGGCATAGTTTTATTGTTCTATTGGTTGTTTACTCTATTTAGTTAATATAGGATGCTTTCTACATTAACACTAGCTTGCATCAAGAGCTGTTTTTCGTGCCCAGACCCAATCAGCCGCAGCAGAAGGATCAAAAGGAATAGTTGCTTGTGGGTCACCAGGTTGTGTTGGATCTGGTTGAGTCCAATTTGCACCTACATCGGTCAAATAAGTTAACAGGTCAGCTTTTGTAGGAATAATTTCAGCGTCTCCTACATCATCATTTTCTGATAGACCAATCATAACCATATCACGAGGACTTGGTGTTGAAGGATCACCAACTACATATACACCACCAACACCCTCAGGATGTAGGCAAAGAAATGTTGGGACTGTACCTTCAGCGGTTAGACGATATTTAATGCAATGGTGTGCCATTTAAAACTCCTTGTTGAGCATATTGCCCTGAAAAAAGATAAGAGCCAAAATGACCGAGAACGCACCAAGGAGCAGCCCAGATTGTTCCTCCATGTTCACGGTACATGTGGCAGAAATTGTAATCCTCAGATAGTAATTCGTTATTTACATTCTGAACTTTGAAATAATCATAAATTTTTTCATTCGCATTAATAGTATTACCTGCATTAGTATACCAACCAACATGTGGTTTGATTTTCTCAAACACATCTTTGCGAATAAGCATAAACCCTGTGCCTATATGTTTAACCTGAAAGGGTAAATTAGGAGCAATCATTTCATGGTCCTTTAATTTATTTATATTAAATATACCTGAAAGAGATGAAAGATTTGGATGATTTAGAACAGCACCTTGTCGCACTCTTTCCCAATTTATTCCTTTCATAGGAACAGGTCCACCAATAATACCTTTGTCCGCTTTTATCATCAAAGCAATGTCATTTGCTAAAAATTTTTGATCCGCATCGATAAACATAAGATGAGAAGCATCTTGCATATTCATAAAGTGATGAGCAATGGTATTTCTACCTCGCTGTATTAAACTTTCATTACCAAGAAAGATACAAGTAAGTTTAATATTATTAGTTAGACATGCTTCTTTTAAATCAAGAATGGATTGTGTGTACTCTGTACACATCATTCCGCCATAACAAGGAGTACCAACGACCAGATGCATTATTTTTCCTCTGGTGCTGTAGAAGATTCTTCCAACAAAGGCACATTAGTAAGAGAAGATTTATCAAATACAGAAAAGCCTCTGCGGCCAGCAAATTTAGCAGGATCTTCTGCCCATTTATTTGCACATGCCTCTAACCAGCGAACAGTCATCTCATGAGTTGGAGCCTGACCATTGGAAATTAATTCATTCTCCATATTTAAATATGCAAAAACTTCAGCCTGTGCTTGTGCAGCATTGATACCTAAGTCAAACAAGTAAATCAAATTACCTTCATCAATCATACCATTGCGACTACGAGCAGCATTGAGAGCTTGCTTCATACAAGTCATAATGTGATACTTAGATTCTTCTAGTTCATAGTCTTCTTCAGTAATTTCATTCTTACCAACCTTCTCTAGCAATTGTGCATGTTGGTTGACCATGAAATTCATTTTACGTAAAGCACCATTGACATGGTTTTGCGTGCCTTCTAAATGGCCATTAATTTCCAGAATTTCTACTTCAAGTAACTCTATATCTAGAGGATCGGTAGCAGCTGCAAGTTCGACAGTCTTGCGCTTTAGCTCAATCTGTTTTTTACGTAGACCAATATAAGCTTCTTGTAATGCCGATTTTGTTCTATCAATCTCAGCCAATGTGTGCTTGATAGAACGTATTGGTGTGATTGCCGTTACGTCTAGTGTTACCGACATGAACTGGCTGTGAGACTTGTGGAAGTTGCTTGTGTCTCTGACAATTGCCGGCATTCTCGCATCAATATTCTGCAACATTACCCCATACTCAGGTTTACTGGTAGTTGCAAGTGCGGTATTAATATTTTTAATAATCAAATCATTCATTTATTTTTCCTTAATATAAACATAGTGTATTCTATTATATATGATGTTGTAAAAGAAGTCAATGGTTTTTTTACTTATAATTGACATTAAAGCTCGTTCAAAGAATTCTCCTGTTTGTGGAGAAGTCAATTATAAACCACCGTGGACCGCAGACGCTGAAAACATTTGTTTATTGGCAGTCAACAAGTCGCCAAAATCTGTGGCCGAACCACCTGCGGCGAACGTCAGGAAGTCAATCACGTTGGAATCGGAACCAGTAGTACCTCCAGCAAATAAAGCTCGTGTCGAACTGGAGACTCCGTTCACATAATTTCGGGCCACAGTTAACGTACCAAAAGAGGAGGAGTCTCCTGTACTAGCAATTGTTATTGTTTGCACATCGTCCGTAAGCACACTACCAGGTAAAAGATATCCTCCCCCAAACACTCCTTTTGTGGAGTTTGAACATGCGCCGGCGCTTTGTCTGGAAGAGTTTAAATCACCAAAATCAACTGCATTTCCAACAGAAGCGATTGTTATATAATTGATTGTGTTATAGGTTAAACCTGAAGAACCAGCGAAGACGCCACGAGTTGTGGACGCAACTCCAGAAAGACCTTCCCACACCTGCGTCAAATCGCCAAAATCCGTGGCGTCACCAGTTGTAGTAATTGTGATGTACTCAACGATGTTGACTCGGCCTGTGCCAGAAACATCTCCACCAGCAATGATGCCACGGGTGGCGTTAGAACAACCTCCAAGAATAATTTTTCTGCCGCTGCAATCTCCAAAGTCAAACGAAGTGCCAGTCGTGGCAAGTGTCATGTACTGGATCGTGTTGGAATAACCACCGGCATCACCGCCAGCGGCCAAGATGCCGCGAGTACCTGAAGAAATCGTTCCGTTAGCCCCTCGACCTTGAACCACAGCCAAGTCACCTACATCAACGGAATTACCAGTGGTCGATATATTGACGTACTGAATAACGTTGGTCATGTTGCCCCCCTCATTGCCGCCGGAAAATATTCCAAGTGGGAACACGTTTCCTGCAGTAGGCCATAGACCTTGCTTAGTCCAAAAAGCTGCCTCATCCAGCGTCCACACACCGGGAGCCGCTCCGTCTTGATAAGGACCAGCAGGTGCTACAGCTACGGGTCTAATAATCCCTGCGCTCCATGATGAAATTGCCATTATTGAGTTCCTCCGTTGGCATTAGATACAGCACCAACACCTAATTGTGAAATTATAGAATCACCAAAATCTATGGCGTTTCCTGTAGAGGCAATTGTAACGTAGTCCATCACATTGACAGATTGGTTAGAATAACCATCTATAAAAATACCTCTAGTTGAATTTGAGGCAGCGCCTCCATAACGCCTACTAACAGTCAAGTCTCCAAAATCTGTTGCATTTCCTGTAGAGGCAATTGTAATATAGTCAATAATATTGTGACTAACGTATGATACATGTCCACCTCCAAAAAGCAACCTAGTAGAATTAGAACAAGCAGCGGTACCGGATTTGGCTATTGTTGCATCTCCAAAATCTATGGCGTTACCTGTGGAAGCAATTGTAATGTATTCAATAACATTCTTTAAACCAGTAGAATTGGTTCCAACTGCAATTATTCCTCTAGTTTGAGATGAAGCTGATGAAGTTTCATAAGCTAATATAGTAGTATCGCCAAAATCTGTGGCGTTACCTGTTGTAGCGATTGTAACGTAATCAATCACATTACTTTCATTATTAGACCCCTGAGAAGGTGCAAACACACCTCTTGTTGTACTGTTACAACCACCACTATGATATTCACGACCTCTAGTAAGGTCACCAAAGTCAATAGCGTTACCAGCTGTAGCAATTGTGATGTACTGAATTACATTAGAACTAAAAACTTCTCCAGAAAATAATCCTCTAGTAGTAGATGCACATGTACCCCAATTACCCCAAGGGTTTAATAAATCACCAAAATTAGCAGAGTTAGATAGTGACGAAATATTAATATACTCACTTGTAGAAACAAGCTTATTTGCCTGTTGTCCAGCAAACACCGCTACGGACCCAGTAAGAAGTGGGGGTGGGAAAGGCCAATTACCAGAACCCTTGGCTTGATACTGAGCAGTGAGTGTCCATACACCTGAATAGCTTGGCATTATTGGACTCCTCCAGAGCAATTAGAGCAGGATGTTAGGGCATTTGTTGCTCTGGTTAAATCGCCAAAATCTGTTGTATTACCTGTTGAGGATATGGTTATATATTGCAACACATTAAAACTCGTAAATGTGTTATAACTAAACCCTCCACCAAAGACTGCACGAATTTGTGAAGAACAAGCGGTAAGAAAGTTCAGAATATCCGACAAATCACCAAAATCTGTGGCGTTTCCTGTGGAAGCAATTGTGACGTATTCAATAACATTAGTACCATTTGCTGCATTACCGTCATACCCACCGCCAAAAATGCCACGAGTAGATGAAGAACACCCAGCACCAGTAGCGGTTGGAGATGTTAATGACCCAAAATTGGTTGCGTTTCCAGCAGACGCAATAGTTACATAATCAATCGTGGTTAATCGGTTAGCACCGTTATATCCGCCAGCAAAAACTCCCCGAGTTGGTGACGAACACGCCATTGGCCCTTCAGAAGTGTTTGTCATATCTCCAAAATCAATGGCGTTACCGACTGAAGCAATAGTTACGTAATCAATAATATTATATCTAAAGTAGGGACTATCAGTCATTACTCCACCGGCAACCAATCCTCGGGTACTGGAACTTGCCCCAGCCGAAGACTGGCGGTTCACAGTTATATCGCCAAAATCTGTGGCGTTTCCTGTAGAGGCAATTGTAATATATTGAATGACGTTTGTATTACTTCCACCAGCAAACACCCCTCTTGTTGTGGATCCAAACCCGGACTGATAAATTTGTGATGAAAGCAAATCGCCAAAATCTGTGGCGTTACCTGTTGAGGGAATGCTTATATAATCAATAATGTTAGAACTTCCACCTGCAAAAACACCACGGAACAATTGAGCCGGAGTAACGCTATTGCTTGCCGCACTAAACGCACTTGGCCCATACGCATTCAAAGCCCACACCTGAAAGGTGTATGCTGTGTCGTTGGTCAACCCTGTAACAGAAATCGGAGACGTTGTGTTACTTGAAATAATTTTACCGGGTGTTGATTGTAACACGTATGATGTAATAGCCGAACCGCCAACATTAGGAGGTGCTGTAAACGGTACAGAAGCAGTTGCATCACCACTCGTAGCCGTCCCAATGGTCGGCGCACCAGGGTTTTTTAAGGGATCATAAAAGGCCGAGATAAACCCGGATGGGTATCGTTTAGACATTATATTAAGAAATTTCTTCCCAAGAACATAAAACGGATAAACCATTTGCTGTTCCAGATTTAATTCCTATTGAGCGATTTTCTTCCAAGTAAAAAGCTGTAGATTTATCCGACAAAATCAAAGTTGCATCCGCTGGAACAGAAATAGTAGAAGCAATTGGAAAACCAGTTCCTGCTAAAGCTGCTTGTGAGTATATATTACAACTCACATCAACAGCAGCTGTACCATCTCTGTTTGCTACTATAATAGTATTAACTTTATAGACTTTACCACTAGATGCTGGATTGCTTAAGAGTCCAATCTCTGATGAAGTGGAAAGAATTTGTGTGTTTGAGTTAGCATTAATTAGTGCTACGTTGACAATATTAGGTGCGGCCATTTATTTTTATCCTCCAAATACAATAGCCATTGCTATTGCCTTTCCTGTTGATGCACCTGGCGATGCAAGTTTTGCGTTTGTAATTGTTCCGTCAACAATATTATTAGCATTGATAGAAGTCAATCCTAATTTATTGCCAGTAATAGAAGCATCAACAATATTGTTTGCATTGATTGATGTAAGACCCAACTTATCACCGGTTACTGCACCAGTAATAATCTTTATTGTTGATACAGACCCATCAGAAGGAATAGAAGCACTTGCACCTAAACCTAAGAATATAACCTCAACGTTATTTGTTCCCAACGGAGGTGCTTCAGAGAACACAAGAGTTGAACTGCTAAGACTATATGAGTCTGTTTGTTGACGGACACCACCAACAAAGACAATAATAGAACTTGTTGCCAATGGTGCTTCACGTAAGGTGAAGTTAACAGTTGTATTGTCACCACTAAAGGTGTCAATAGCAAATGTTGCTGAGCTGGGAGAATTTCCGATGTAAGCCATAATTCTTTATTTATGTTGTTGGGTTTATTCTATTTATCATGCAATTGCAAGGAAGATGTAAGTACCGCCATTTGCATTAATGGCGGCTGGTGCGGTGGAGGATAATTCAAACCCTGCGCTGTATGGGTCAATGTAATCTGTATTGGTTACTTCAGCAACTGTACTGTTAATCAGAAGATAAGGATCATTTCCAGAAATAATACCTCGAACAGTGTCCCAGACATACCAATCAGCAACGTCATCGGTTCTCTTAATAAGAACAAACCTAGCACCAGCTGCAAAGCCACAATCAATTGTTTGTGTTGAACCATTACCTGTGTATGAGCCTACTTTGGAAACACCAGGACAAGAGGCGAAAAGATAAACAATATATTCGTAACTATTTCTATTTGCAGTAGTAGATGAACCAGTGGAATAAGCTATTGATGATGGTGTAGAATACCAGTTTTGAACACTACTTGCATTTGTTGTATCCAAATATAAACCATAAGTCCATCCAAGCAACCCAATACCAACATGCCAATTGCCCGTTTGGTTACTTGACTTAGTAATAATTAATTCTGGTGTTACACCCAAATTATGATTAATTGACCTATTTGTTGTTGCGTCTCCAACAAAAGTGAGAATACTAAAGAAACCTGGAGCTCGGCGAAGAAACCAATTTACAACCGGATCACCAGAACTATTAAATCCAGATTGAGCTACGTCAGTTCCTACACTTATTCCATCCATGTCATACGAGGTTATCTGTTGTGTTGAACTACTAGCTCCTGAAGAAGTAAAATTTGAGTATAGTTGAGCACTACCTCTAAGTCTTGCCATCCATGTAGTATTTAATCCAGCCGTAGCTTTAGCTCTTGCGATTACCAAATCTGGTGGAAAGCCAACTCCAGTAACTGTAGTTGCTGAGCCTGTACCTGTTCTACTAATAGTTTTGAACACACTAGTCCCAGTCGTAGGCACTTTCATCGGGCCACAGCGGATGGCGATGTAGATGTAGGTGTAGCTGCTGCCGTTATTGATTCCGCTTGATCCGTCTGATGCTGTTGCGGTAAAGCCTGTTGATGTTAAATCAACCCAATTGGAGCTAAATTCTTGATTACTACTGTTTGGGCTCAATCGCGGATCATTGCCGCCAGTGACAATCCCACGCATATTGTCAAATATAAACCAAGCGTTAGTGCCTGTAGCTTCTTTAATAAGCAGCCATTGAGGCTCAAACCCCAAAGTCGTGGTTACTGCATCGTATGTAACCCCATTAAAAGTGCCGCCCGTATAAGACCCACACGTAATCACATTGTCTGAGCCAGTCAGACCGAAGCCACCTGCGTTATGGGCAAATAGGTAGGCAACATATGTGTTTCCGGCTTCTCCACTATCAGCGTTGACTTGTGAGTTGTTGCCAACCGTAAATGTTGTGCTTGTTGGATTAACTGTGGTAGAGTTATTTCCAAAATAGTTAGCTGCGCCACCTGTGGTTTGTGCGGCCGTACTATTAAGTTTTATGTAGTTTCCTGCTGTTAAACTTCTATGCCAAACATTCCAATCTCCCGTGTTACCACTTCTTTTTACAATTATCATACCCGGTACAGAGCCAAGGTTATGTGACAAGTTCTGTGTAGTACCGTTTCCCGTCCATGTCACAATATCAAAGAACTTTGGTTGCTTGCGGAAGGTCCATGAAACTTCAGTTGCTCCAGATAAGTTGGTGTTTCCAGTGACGTATCCAAGAGTAAAGCCGGAAGAAGTAAAACCAGTCAAATCTGTAGAAGACGAACCATTAGTGCTGTTAGTTCGCAGTGAGTTTGAAACGCCCTGTACGGTGTTTGTTAACTCATGCGGATCCGCGCCGGCTCGGCTTTTCAGCCAAACCAACCCACCTTTACCAGACAAATCGATCCCGTTGACAATGGTCTGTGTAGCGCCATTGCCCGTGTATAGGTAAGTGCTGAACACATCTTCAATATATGTTGGCGTTGCTGCACCACCGGCCGCATAAACATTATAAGCAGCTTTACTCATTAAAATTGTCCTAGAACTGAAGTAGCGTAGTAGTTTGTTCCACCATCAATAGTGTATAGAGCAATCGTATCAACATAACCAGCAGTTGTGGATAGTGTTGGTGCTGTGTTTGATGGCCATTGAATACTAGATGGCCATGTAAGTGCATAACTTCCAGTTTGTGACAACTGAATTAAAAAACTAAATCCTGTCAGACTAGGTGGTGGGCTAGTAAAGATAACATTGGCCGCAGAGGTCACTACAGTTTTAAAAATTGTTGCACTAGCCAAGTTGCAAGTAATGTTACCAGATGCAATAGAAACGTTAGAGAATGTTTCTTGATATGTCTGTGCTTTAACGTTGCCGCTAATATTCACATTACCTGTAATACTGTTCAGACTTAAAGCTATGTTTGAAGCATAACTCACACGACCATCAGTTCCAACAGTAATTGTAGGAATAGAAGTAGTACCACCATAACTACCAGCAGAAACACCAGTTACCGCTAATTGAGTGGCAGTTAAGGTACCACTTGAAATTAAATTACCACTAACTCTAGTTAAAGCCATTTTTTATTCTCTTATTCTGGTTTAGTTGGCCACACAATATTGAATGGGTCAGATTGTTCTGTAACATCTCTTAATGCTTGGCGATATGTAGACCACTCTGTTGGCATTGGAGTAACTGTATCTGCGGCACGGATGGATAACCAATCTGTATCTTTCAACAAAGAATCTCTCTGTGAACGGACTTGTGTCCATCTCTCAGTATTACGTCTGGCCATGAATGCTTCTTCATGCTGAACCTTAGTTGTTGTTACACCTTCTACTGTGGTATCTGCGAATAGGTCTACTACTTCCCAGTTTTGTACCCAATTGCCTAGGCTATCCTGCACAACTCCATTCAAACGGATTGTTTTCAATGGGTCTGTATTAGTTGGTTGTGGTGCTTGTAGAACTGGATCAATTCCAATAAACTCACAAACAGATGCATCCCATACTGCTGGGAAAGATGTGTTCCAATGTAGGCGTCTTACTTCGCCTTGACTTAAAACTTGGCCTGTTTCTCTGATTCTATAGTCTGACATTTTTATTCCTTGATATTTGGATAGTTAGATTGATATTCTCTAACTGTATTATTTATGCGATTGCTAAAAAGATGTATGTGGCGGATGCTACATTAATTGGGAAATTAGTAGCATCGTTGTTGACAATGAAACCTGAGTTAGCTGGATCAACAGCATCATAAGCTGTTGCTTCAGCATCTGTAGTGTTTAATTTTAAGAATGGATCGTTTCCAGAAACAATACCTCGAGCAGTATCAAATGTATACCAATCGCCTGATGAGTCTGTACGTTTAATTAAAACAAACCTAGCACCAGAAGCAAAGCCACAATCGATAGTTTGTGATGAACCATTACCTGTATATGAACCAACTTTGGAAACACCAGCGCAAGTGGCAAAAAGGTAGGCTACAAATGTCTCCCCCGTAGGATAGTTAATATCTGGATTTTGAAAATACGTTGATGTAAGCGTGTAAGTGCTTCCGGCACTTTTTGCACTTGCGTTAAAAGCAAGTTGAAAGTTAGTCCCAATTAAAGGACTGTTGATATACCATGCGCCTGTAGTGCTTCTAACTTTTGCAATAATTAGTTCTGGCGCTACGGTTAAATTATGTGGGATTTGAGGGTTCCCTGCGTAATTTCCAGTATAGCAAACCTCATCAAAGAAGCCGGGAGCACGTTTTAAGTTGTACATAACAAAAGAAGTACCAGTCTCATTTAAGCCTGAAAAATTGCCAGTAGTTCCAATTACTATGGCTTCCATTTTATTTGAAAAACTAACAGATGCTTGTGAAGTGCTTTCATTGCTAGTGCCTCCCGTCCATAGCTTTGCAAGTGATCCACGCAATCTATCTACAAAACTTATACTGACTGGTGCAGTTGGGTAGTTTCTACTAATAAACCAAGATAAATCAGAATACTGTAAAGGAGATACATCAAATTCTCTATTTAGCGTGTTGGTTCCATTATAAGTTTCTGCCACAAAAACACTTGTACCAGTCGTAGGCACTTTCATCGGGCCACGGCGGATGGCTATGTAGATGTAGGTGATACTGGATACCAATACTCCACCAAACCCTGTGTTTGTGACGTATGGGCCGCCAAAGTCCGCTTCGGCCGTGCTGGTGTTTGGTGACAAATAACGACTGTTAACATAATTGACACTTGTACTATTACGAGCAGGCCATCCACGCATGGTGTCCCACACATACCAATCACTACCCGCCTCATTGGTTGCTTTTGCAAGAACCCATTGCGGTTCATAACCAAGGTTCACAGAAAAGTTACCGCTTCCGTCTGTTGTAAACGACCCACACGTAATCACATTGTCTGAAGCGGACGGGCCAAAGCCTCCTGCGTTGTGGGCGAATAGGTAGGCGACATAAGTGTTGCCGTTAACGTTTAGATAGTTGTTTGGGTCAGAACTTCCAAGGCTATTTAACACCCTAAAAAATCCGTTATACGACCCATCCACTGAACCCCAAGTGATTGTTTCAGAATTAACAGTTGAGGCACTAGCAGTTGAGTTAAGAATCAGGTTTTGATTTACAACTGCTAAGCTTCTATGTACCACCATCCAATTTGTTGAACCAGTGGACGTGCACTTAACCATGATGCAACCGGGAGTGCTTCCAAGCGAATGTGTTACATCCTGATAAGTTGCGCCATTCCCCGTATAAGTCACAATATCAAAGAACTTTCGTTGCTTTCGGAATGTCCATGAAACCTGAGTTTGCCCTGAACTATTAACTACGGTACTTGAATTTGGTCCAAGAGTGTACCCAGTTGTTGTGGCAGAGGTAATGTCATTTGAGCCTTGAAAAGCACTACCCTGACTTCCAGACGTTGTGTTGGAAATCAAATACTGGGAAGCGACGGTATCGGCAAGATAGTTGTTTTGGGCATTACTTCTGCTTTTTGTCCAAACCAATCCACCCTTAGTAGACAAATCAATACCATTGGTAATATTTTTTGTGGTGCCATTGCCTGTATAAAGGAATGCACTAAACACATCTTCAATATAAACCGGTCTAGCAGAACCAGCTGCGCCTTGCTGCAATAATTTAGGAGTTAATGACATAGATTATGCTGTGTAACCAATCAATGAAGAACCACGCCATGTTGTTCCAGTATTAGCTGTTGAGAAGATTAACAAGTCTTTACCTGAAGATGTGAGTGTTGGTGCCGTGTTGGCTGGCCACCTAACAGCTGCTGGGAATGTAACAGTATATGCACCGCCATTTGCCAACTCAATAACAAAAGAACTATCTCTTGCGACAGGAGCACCAGTGAATACAAATGCTGTTGTTCCTGCTGGATTTACAACAAAGTAATTTGCAAGTGCTACGTTAATCGTATTACTTGAGGTTGCCAATGTTACTACGTTCATAGCAACACCGCCATATACATCTAATGAAGTATTGGCAATTGCACCAGATGTGTTACCAACCGCAAATGGTCCACTTGAGTATGTTGGTACCGCACTAAACGCTACGTTAGCTGCATAAGTCACACGACCATCTATGCCAACTGTAACAACTGGAATCTGTGTTGCGCCACCATAAGAGCCGAATGTTACACCAGTATTACTTAAATCAGAAGATGGAATTGTATAGGCTGCAATTTTGGCACCAGTGATTGCACCATCGGCAATAGATGCCGTTAAAACTGTACCATCACTAGGTACAAATTTACTTATGATACTGTTTCTATATGTGACAAGAATGTTACCAGTACCGGACGATGGAGCACCGTCAAACGTAAGTGTTGTTCCACTTACAGTATAAGCCGTAAATGGGTCTTGTTGGACATTGTTAACGATAACTTCAATATCACCAGTAGCAAAAACTGTTCGTGATAATGTAAAAGCCGTTGTCGTATTATCACCATTAAACCTTTCGGTCAATGATACGAAAGCTGATGTGGATGGTGTATTACCGATATACATTAACTAATCTCCAGCACCGATAAAATAACGTCTGCGTTGGCGGTTGCTGAAACCTTAATTGCATCAGTTGCTTCCAGTACCAATTTTTGGTCTCCGCCAATTGGAACTAAAGCACCACCAACTGCAATAGTTGCTTCTTTAACCATAAAATAGTCTGTGCCACTAACCGTAATGAATACGTTAGCGCTAATTGGTGATGTAGTCATATTAGCAATACTCATGCCAATGACTGTTGCTTGAACACCAGCGCCAGCAGTAAATATAGTCTGTGCAGCTGTGTTTGCATTTTTAACGTGATAATTTTTAAAAGAATTGGCCATGTTTTGATATCCTTAATGCCGTATTTATATTAGCCTAATGCTATTGCAAAGGCAAGACTGTCGCCAGTTGATACTGTTGCCGCATTCGCAATGTTAGCGTAAATTGCTGTATTAGCAGAACCTGAAAGCTGTGTAACATTTAAATTGCCACCAATTGTCACATTTGTGTTGGCATAGAATGTTGCTGAGTTACCACCATCTGTTAGGTTGTTGGTCGTAGTGATTAAAGACTGTGAAGCACCCAGCCATTGTTGGAATGTATTTGCCGTGGTTAGTTGATTAATTGCCATTATTGTCCCTTAGACGCAATCTGTTGTAACAGAGATTTGATTTCTCTGAATTCATCTTTTATTGATGCTATTTCATCAGATAAGGATTCGACAGTTGTTTTCATATCTTTTTTATACTTATGTTCCATCATAGCACCACGATTGATATTAATAATCGCTTTGCTTTTAGAATCCCTGACCAGGTCAGGGTGGCCTTCTACTTTGTATTCCATATTATGCCAATGCAACTAAACGTAGGTTTTTACATTTTGGTATCTGAGAACTATCATCAGACAAGAATACAATCTTAAATACGATTGCATCAAACTGTGGAAGGTTTTCTACCAATTTTTCTACTTCATTAAATTCGCCACCAAGAGAAGCTTGAACAGTTATGCCAGTAATTTCGGTATACTCTTTTTCTCTCAAATCAACTGTATCGCCAACTTCACTAATCTTGTAGAAGAACTTGATGTTAGCGTTTGTTGGTTTGGCCACATCTACGTAGAACTTAAACGAAGTAGATGGGTTGGTAAAATCGATTTCTCTTGTAATGTATTTAGAATAGGCTGATCCGTCATATGCAGCTTCTTCTGCAATGAAGTTTCTACCATTTGTGATAGTGTATGTTGCAGTTGCATTTGTGGATACATTTTGTGTACTTACATTATAGATGGAGATGTTTGCACCAGCATCTGTAACATCAATCACTCGGTATTGACCAGCATTCACACCGTTATTAGCGGTAACATTAATATATGTACCCTTAATAATTGATGTAGCATTAATCTTGTCTTGTGAACCTGATAGTGTAATTAGGCCTTGAGCACCAGACACTTGAGTAAAGATGATGTTATTAGCATTAGCAATAGTAACAATATCATTTGCAGAGATTTTATTTTGTGTGCTGTAAGTTGGGTTGTTAATCAAGTTACGAGCAAACACACCACCAATTTGTTTAGTGTCAATTACTGGTGAAACCAAGCTAGAAGACGTTGAGAATTCAATTCTATGAATAAACGGATTAGTGTTGCTCATTGCAACTTGTTTATTCACATTACTTGCCAATGTCTTAGTAGAATTGAAGTTTACATCATCTAATGCAATTGTAGTAAATGCAGAATCAACGCCATACGTGGATGAACTGGTTGTCTTAATCTTATTAACCAATGTTGTACCGGATGGAACAACGGCAGAGATTACAGGATAGTAAGTGTCATATGCAAAGTCTGTAGAAACTTGAATACTAGCACCACCAGTACGTGTTGTTTGCGTAATAGCATTCGACACATTAGATGGCAATGTAATTGTGTATGAGTCTAATGTTGTATTATCAATTGTAAAGGTTTGAGCATTTAATGAACTTACATTGATACCAAAGAAATTAGAGTTAGCAGATGAATTAATCAGATTACCATTTAATGGGAAACCATTAAGTTTGATTGAAGAACCTGTAACTTGGCCATGTGCTGGATGAATCACACGCATGATGTTGGAGTTTGCGTAAACTTCAAATGGGTCAATACCCAAAGAAATTTGGTCATAATATTCATCATCAACATTAAACTCAACAACACCAGTTACAGACGTATCAAATTCTGCACGATACAAATTAAACTTCATATCTTGGAATTGGTCAGCCTGCCACGTTGAAGCATTTTGTGATTTGAACAATACACCAATATATGGTTGTTCAGCAATAAATGCATTAGTTAGAATGTCGAATTCACCAACTTGTGCAATCCAAACTCTATAGTTGATAGAATCGGACAATAGAACAAAAGCGTATTCACCAGAATCTAAGAATACTGGACTCCCAAAACTAATTGATGTTGCTGTGCTACCATCAGTTGATGTATTAATGTTAGTAGGATAAACAACAACTTCAGATGATGGCAAAATAAACGAACCAGGAACACCGTTTTCCATTTTGCGAATTTGAACACGCATTGGAATAGTATCATCTTTACTTGAGAAATAAACATCAAGTTTAGACAAGTAGATTGGTGTATTGATAAAGAATGATTGCGCTAATGGATCCATGCCACCAGCAGACAAACAGTTTGCACCATAAGAATAACCAGCAGTTGGCTCTGCCTTAACTGTTGTAAGTACAGCTGACTGAGCATCACCTTTCCAATAATTACTTGTATTAGTTGCCTCAGGTACAGCACCGTTTATAGCTGCAATTGCATATGTAATTTGTTTAGCTGTAAAATCAGAAGCTACTTCTTTTGTTCCGCCATTGTTTAAATGGATTTCTGTAATGCCATTAACACCATTTTTGCCTTGTTCGTTATTTCTAATACCCGCATCAGTAATTTGTTTTGTGAGTGCATACAAATCAGCAGCTGCTGTATTATAATCGCCAATTGTAATTAAGTCAGGAGAAATTGCACCAACGTCAACAAAAGCGCCACCATTAACACTAGAAGCGCTAATCAAAGCATTAATACTTGCATAACCTTTGTTGGTAACTTGCTTAGAAAAAGAATCATACCAATATTGTTTTTCACTAGGCGCAGGATTGCGGCCAAAGGCATAACGATAAGTCACATCCAGATAATCTGGCGTTGGTGGCACAGGAGCTGGAGCAGGATCTGGTTCAACATATTCAGGAACATATGCCGATGCAACATAAGTTGGAGGTGGTTCCAAAATAACTTGTGGAGCTGGAACCGGTTTCTTAATCAACTGGCCATTTGAATTAAATTTCGCAACAGCAAAAGTTTCAAAGTCAGTACCACCAGCTGTAGAATCTGTTACAACAAACGTTGATTCACCAGTTGGCAAGTTAAACAAATTAGCCAAGTAATGGAACTCACCTGTAAGTTTACCTGTTTCATCAGTAATCAAGTTTTGTGAGTTTGCAGTAGCTGCAGCGGCCAATGCAGAGTTAGCGCCAATAGGATTTGTATTGATGCTATTACAATAGTTTGTAACATTGATGTTATCGAAGAATATATTAACTCTTGTCTTAGGTTTCATGCCCTCAGCAGTAAATGTAATTTTCACTGAGCGCATTTTTGGAACAAGAGCAGAATTTGTTACCAAATCATTGTTTGTTTTAGTATCTTGTCCCTCTGAAACAGCATAGTCAAGACCTGTCCTATCGTCTGTTCTTTGGCTGCCGTAATAGTTGGTTCTCCAATTACCCCAAACTGCATTATATGTACCCTTAGATTGTGAGGTAGCACCGAATTGGTCATAGTTGCCATTTTCATTTTTAGCAACCATCGGCAATTCTTCTTCACTAAACCAGATATCTGATGGTGGATCCAACTTGATAGAACCAGTCCATGTGATAACACTAAATGGGTTAATGTTTTCTGTCTTACTTGCCTTTTCATTTTTAATGTATGAAACGTCAGTATATGGCAAAGTAATCAAATCGTTTGTTAAAACATAATTGTTTGCAGTTCTTGCTGGTGTTGTTAAATTAATTTCTTGCAACGGAACAAATTGTGTTTTGGAAAGAGGTCTCAATTCTTTCTTAGTGTAATCAATAGAAACACCATAGTCACGGTTATAAACATCACCAACACCATGGCCAGCAAAGTTATCTACAACAAAACCATTTTTGAATCGGTCAAAACCATTTGAATCTTGAATCTGTAAAGACTGTGTATCTTTCTCCAACAAATTCAATGTTGTGTAATATTCCAAATTCTTAACACGGTTTTCGATACGACCAATGTCACGCATTGTGTATCTACGATTATCAATAGTGGTTACTTCAATATCAGAAGTAATATCAAACACATATGGTTTTTGTTTAATTACAAACAAAGGCATTGTATCATCAGACACATTTGGCTCTTTAGGATTTAAAGAACTAATACCTTCAACAATAGAAAATATGCCATTCTTATCGAGGACAATCTTATCAGTTCTTGGCAAGTAATAAGAATAATCAGTTAGAACATCGCTAGATGGATCAATGAAGTCGTTTACAACAGCACCAGCTCCAGTGAATCCTGTGCCAGCATCATTGATTCTTGGTCTGAAGTCCAAGCAATCTCTTAGTTGGTAAGTTTTTCTGTTATCGGTAAATGTAGGAATATCTTTATAGGCAATTCCAGTATATGAGTTTACCGAAAAGTAATCACCAGAACCATGGGTAAAGTAATCAAAGGTAATACGAATTGGGTTAGTTGGTTTTGGTGAACCAGTTTTCAGTCTAACTTTGCCAAGGCCATAATACGTTAATTTTTGGCCATTGTCTAATTCATATCTGTCAGTAATGTCAACGTCTCCTGTCGTGTTATACGCAGTTCCAAACGCATCTGGAGACATCATTACAGATGTTAGTTTATAGACGTCAGCCTTACCTAAAGACACGACAGTTGCCTGAGCAGTATTGGCATCGGTATAATCAATTGTGGCACCAGACACCAAAGTTTTAGTTTTCTTGTCTGCCGCAGTATTTGTCTTTGTAAGTTTGCCAACAAGTGCCACGTCAGCAGTAGCATAGGCTGATACATTGGCAGGCGAGTTTGACAAAGCAGCAAGGTTAATAGTAACAGAAGTGCCGCCAACTGCTCGTGTCACAAAAGTTGTTGGATTCAAATATTGACCAGCGTTTGTACCACTCTTAACAACCAAGATGTAAGACGATGTGGAGATACTGTCAAAGGTCTCATCAGTACCAGCTGAAATGGTTACAGTATTAGAAGATAGCGTTCTTGCATATGAACGCTTAACATCATAAGAAGTTTCAATGTTTGTTGGGTCAACAGTTTTAATTGTTGAATATGGCAACTCAAACAAATGTGACAAGTATTGTGTTTCATTATATGCAGCTGTATCGTAAAATGCAATGATACCAGTTTGATTAGATGTTGGTGCAGTAGCTACCACTAAACTCACAGCATTTGTAACAGAAGTAATTCTATAACTTATACTGTTAATTGAAATAAAATCATTAGTTGTTACTTCATTGGTAAACAATGTAGCAGCACCAGTAATTACATTACTTCCGTTTGTTGTTGAAACAGAACCAGATAATGCAATTTGTGTTGGCGAAATGTTAGCAGTAAAATCTGCATAACCAGTATTGTCAACATACAACTGTTTAACATCACGCTCAAAGACATAACCAGGCGTCATAGAAACGTCAAATAACCAGCACTTGTAAATTGCAGTTGTAGTGCCTGCTGTGCCAGAACTGAATTCCATGGCTCTAATTTTACCAGTACCAATTGCAGTACCACTAGAAGAACCAGCAGTCACAGTATATTGGTCATAGAATGACACAGATGGCAACAACGACAAATCGGGAATTGAACTTAAACCAGTGATGTAGATATAGTTACCAATTGTTGTACTAACTACACCATTGTTTACGTTAGCATATTCTCTGGCTTTATTTCCAATAGTATATTTTGTTCGAATGTTCTCAACTTCATAACCACGAACGTATGCTTTTCCTGGCTGAATGATAGTCATTAACTTGTTATCATCACCACCATTAGCAGCCTCATAGTAACCATTACTTGAGACATTACTGCTCTTCAAATGGTTAATGATATTCAAGGTGTAAGGTTTTACAATGTAGTTGCCAGATTCGTCATATGTTCTTCTAGCAAATGTGTCACCCAAGATACTGTATCGTGGATCCAAGTTCTGAGAAATGACTTCACCATTTTCAATTTTAATTAATTCAATGAAGTTGGGGTCATCGTTAGCATTAAATGTGACAGGACGTGTGGCCAAGTCCAATGCAATTTTATAACGGTCGGCACCAGGCGCAATATAGTTACTTGCACCAACAGCTGGGTCAAGTAGTGAAGTATCTTGTGAAGAAGTTGTTGTAGATTCTGTTACTTGGAAACCAATAATAGTATTGTTAGCCAAAGCATATTTTCCTGCAACCAAAGTTTGATTGTCAAAATAAGCAAACACACCTTTAGTGAAGATAACACCAGATGATACAGAGAACGCAGTAGCTACACCAGTTGGAGTAGTAGCTGCAACTTGTAATGTCACATTGCCTGATTGTGTGGTAATTAACTCACCAGCCTGAAAGACTGTGTTAGAACCACCAGAATATGGTTGTGATGCTGTATATTTTACGTAAATGGTTGATGGGTCACCACCAGATGTTGAACTGATAGAATTAACAACAATAGCTTTTACGTTAGAAGTTAAACCTGTAATCGTTTCATTAATCAACGAAGAAATTTTAGTGTCAGAAGTATTAGCACCATATGATGCCGTCAATTTAACATAGTTGTACTTATTATCAACAGCTTGACCACCAGGAACAACGATTGAACCTTCTTTATAGATGCCTTGGCCAAAACGCTCAATTTGTTTTTGTAGTGATGTTTGTAACTGTGTTAATTCACGAGCCTGGACTGCACGACCTGGTCTAAACAAGATACGATAAAACTGTTTCGTTTCATCGTAGTCGTCATAGTAGGGATTAACATTATAGTTCTGCGCCATAAATTGCCTTTAAAACTGTATTACAAATTTAATATTTTCTGCTTGGCCATCTGCTCTATCAGTTTTGGCCGCATTCTCAACATAGAGAATGTCACCAGAATACGGTTCGAATTCTGGATTTATTTGTGAAACGATTGTTCTCGATACACCTGAAGTTGTTCCAGTTAAAGAAGCACCAACCACAAATGTTCCTTGTGTATTTGTCATTTTAACTGAAGTAGAGGTCTGAGAATAAACATAACCATATGCTGTTGCTGTATTTACTGAAGCACCTTGGTAAACATACTCATTAAGGGAATATGATGAACCCGCAGTCAATGTAATAGTTCTCGCCTGTGAAATAACAGCATTTGCTGTTGAATTATTTGCTACTGATGTAACGCCATATTTATGTGGGTTCCTAAGCAAACCAAATTGTCTAAAAGCAGTATCTACAGAAATTAAACCACTTTCTGTAGAATCAACTTCTCCAATTTTACTTGCAACCATAACATTAGTAGCAAGTAAGTCTTTAACTGGATTCTTTGCATGGCCATATTTTGGCGCAATGATACAACGAGCATTTGCATTAGTTCCAGAACCAAAGATGATGGCGTTAGCATACGTATAACCAGCACCAATTGTAGTTACTGTAATCTTATTGATTGCACCATTAGATACAGTTGCTGATGCAGCTGCCAAAGTGCCATCTCCGTCAAAGTAAATTCTTGTGGAGATTGACAGGTTGTTTGCAGTTGCGGCACCACCGCCATTAGCAGTAGTGGCAGAAGACAACGTAATCTTATTGTTTGGTGAATCTAAGTTGGAGATAAAAGCACCAACTGGAATACCAGTTCCTGTAACAGACATGTTGGAAGAAACATTAGTTGTATTGGCCAATGTAAGAATTGTGCAACCTGTTCCAAATGCGGAACAAGTAATAACGTTATGGTAATAACCTGTACCGCCAGTTTGAATAACCACAGTTGTCAATTCGCCAGCAACCACACCCGTATCATCTAAACTATAGTCAGACAATGTACTAGCGGTGTCAGACCTTCTTGGTGTTGGAATCCAATCGTTAGTTAAAAACTTGTTGGAAGAACGAACATTAAACATGTACTTCCAAATATAACTGTCGGCTGTTGAGATTACACCATTTGAAGTGGTATAGTCTCCTGTTGGTTCAACTGTCGAATTAGCCGTTGCATTATTAGACAAACATTTGTAAACATTTTTAGTCGAAGTAATGACATACATCGGTTTCAAGTTTTGACTAACGTTTGCGGTAATTAAGTTTTCCAAGCCAATAGTGTCGTCATACTGGCGGTACTTTGTGTTTGCCGTCCAGTTGACCCTTGGAATAACATGTTCTACGTCATTTGCAGTAACTTTCTTAGCTGCAAACATATTGTCCCAAACTTCTTTTTCATTTGAGATGGTTTCTACGATTGAATCTGGAGATGCCTCATTAGCATATGCCACGTGGCCACCAATGAAGACGTATTCAATTGATGGAGTAGTATCGCTAAAAGAGTTTTTAAATCTCTCAGCGCTATTCAAAGGTAGTTTTTTTGATGTGTAATTTGTTGCCATGAACTATATTTATGTTACAATTATCAAAGATTGTGAGTTGGCATTGGTTGTAAATGCACTGGATACAGTTAAAGATGTATTACTTGTAATAGCATTAACTGTTCTGATTTGATTATTTACAGAGATGTTTGAACCAACTGTTAGAATGCCACGACTGTTGGCCGTAACAAATTTGGTCAAAGTACCTGTTACGTGAATTGAACTATTGACATTGACTCTGCCGGAAACAGAAACTTGTTTATCCGAAGACAAACTAATATTTGTGTCAATAGTTCTGTTAATTGGATATTCAGCATACTGTTTGAAACCAGCTGGGTGTAACAATCCTTTTAAAATCTCTCTATACTTAGAGAATTCAACTTGTACGGATGTCACATAAACAAAGTCCGTGTAATAGTTTAGGCCTTCAAGTTTTCTATCCAATGAGGACAGAATACCTTCTGAACTATTCCATTTACCTGGGAATGAAACATAAGACCTTTCAATTACGGCCTCAGCAGTCGCAGTTCCATCTCCAGACTGTGATAAATCAACCGCAGGCAAAAACTCATAACCTGAACCGGTGTCAGTAACACGAATTGATTGAATCTGGCCAACAACTGTAGATGTGTTACCACTAATGAGCTCTGAGTCACCCATAATAGAAACAATCTCCACGTTAGCATTTACAGCTGATGTGTTTGCAGAAGAAATGGTAATAGATGGGAAATTGTCTTGTACGTAACCTTGGCCACCAATTAAATCTCGGTCATATACACCAACTTTTGCAAATGTGGATGTTTTAGTGAATGCTACGTTGACATTGAATGATGTTGATGATGTGATACTGTTAATGTAACGAGCTTCCAAATTAATCATAATCTGGTCACCAACGAACAAATCAGATGTGAAGTTTGTTCCAGTACCAGTAACTATAATATCACCAGATGATGCGTTTGCGGTACCTGGAATTCTGGAAGGACCAAATTCAATCCTAGTAATTGCACCAGTTGAACTGACGTTAGTTACCGCAGCTGCAGCACCTGCACCTGTTGTTGATGGTGGGTTTGCACCAAAGACAACTTCATCGCCTTTTTTATAACCTTGGCCGCCAGCATTAATTCTGATTCTACCTAAAGAACCAAAGTCTTTTAATCTAACGTTTGTGTTAGCAATAGCCAAAGGACTATTAGCATTATACGTTATAGTATTACTTGATGAATTTGATGAAAGAATGGATACATTGGTGATTGGACCTAATGAGGTCAATGTTGTTCTGGACAACGCATCAACAATTCTTGTACTTGCATTTTCACCAGTTGGAATTACATTAGCTGGAAATCCATAATCTGTATTTGAAAGTTGTATACTAGAATATGTCGAGATAACATCAGTAAACAAGGTGAATGTGTTTGGACTAAGTGTACCGCTTGTGTCAACCGTATTAATCGCACCAGTAACAACTGTGCCACCTGGACCAAATCCTTTAAAATCATCACCTGATTGGAATCCTGCACCACCAAAACGGACATTCATTACGTCCACAAAACCTGTTGAAATAGAATCAACTACAGCTTCTGCTCTGGTTGTAAAACCACCACCATTAATTGGAACTTGGTCGCCAATATTGTAACTTGCGCCGCCATTGATAACATTGATTAGGTTAACAGTAGAGATGGTGTTAGAACCAATGGTGATTAATGTTGTTCCATCATCACCAATAATCTCACAGGTAATTTCTTCAGCATTTAGGAATGTGCCATCTAAATTCTTGGTATTGATGTATAATTCAATTGCTGTTTGTTGTGTAATCAACCTTGGTGCGGCACGTTCAACAATTGCACTGGCACCAGATGTTGTACCAATAATTCTTCTGGAATTAAATGCGTCAAAGTCAAAGCTTGGATAATATACTTTGATAACCATGCCAACTGGCGGTGCGGTATAAAAGATTAACTTTTTAGTTTCTTTACGTACAGTATATCCACTATTCAACAAAACACCATTTTCATACACACGAAGGTCTGTTATAAGTGCTTGCTGAGCCAAATAGAATGTGGTGGTTTCACCATCACCAACATAAGAGGTATATACATCATTGTCAATTCTAAGAACATTCTCAACAACCCAATCGCCAGCGGATGCTCTAAGAATATTGTCTTTTGGCAAAGTAAATTCAACTTCTTCACCATAAAGAATTCTAAACAACAAACTGAAAGACTTCTCACTACCTCTTGATAGGTACAATGGAAGAACATTCTTAATTAAAAATGCTTTATCAATCTGTTCTGCTTGCGGCAAAAGCGTTGCAAAATTTGATACGAAACTTTCTCCAAACGCATCAATTGAATCATCAACGTCAGAAATATATCGTAAGTTTTTGGCCTGAGTAACTAAATCATTCTGTTGGGTTCCTTGTTTAGTTTCAAGGAACTCATAGTAAGCTTCTAAGAAGTTTACGAATAATGGATATTCTTCCCGAACATACTCGGGTACTTGTTGATTTACAAGAATTGAATTTTTAAAATCTGACATTACGAATTAACTTTTAATAATTGCGTAGCAACTGCTGATGGGTCTGTTTCATCAATAGTAATAATAGTGTTTCTAATCGATTCAATAATACCAGATTCAGATTCTATACTCAAACGAATTAAACCATCTGAAGTAGCAACTGCTAAAATTCTTAAATCGTTGATTGTAATAATACCAGTTGAGTAATTAATTGTACCTACACTTGGATTTATAACTTGCCTATTGGCGGTACTATCGTAATAAATTGTTCTAATTGTTCCAACTTTAGTATCGATTACAGCCGATGCTGCAGCGTTATAACCATCACCACCTGTAATAGTAACAACTGCACGGCTATAGTCAGAGCCACGATTTGTCATTTTGATTTCAGTAATTCTACCATTTTGGATTACAGCCACAGCTGTTGCACCTACGCCATCTCCAGTAATTGTTACCGTTGGCACAGTTTGAAAACCATAGCCTGCGTTTGAAATTTCGATAGAAGAAATGCCGGTTGAAGATTGTGGAATTTCTTCAATGACAGCAGTACGACTAACACCACTATTATCAACTGTAGTAAACTCCGATGAGGTCATTCTGTTTGTGATTGTGCCACGATGTAGTGGAACACCAAAATTAATAGTATAATTAGACGTTGTTCCTACTTCTGGTTGGAATCTTTTTTGTAATCTAACAATCGTTTCTGAACCAATGATACCATTGAAGCTAACATTGTCAATTTCGTCTTGTAATTTCGAGAGAGCGAAAACACTATTAAATTTATTAAGGTAAGTATTTTTGTAACCAATGATTCCGTTCCTGATTAGAGTTCTTAATGTGTTTTCATTAAGAGATGTTTTTCTATCATCATATTTCACAACCGAGTTTAAAATCAAATACAAATACTCGGGGTCACGAATTTCAGCGCTAACTGAAACAATGGCCTTTGGTTTAATAATCTCATTGATAATTCTTGTCTTTTCTGATTCTGTGATATAGTAGTTTTCTTTTGGTTTCAAAGAAATCAAAACTTTACCATAGATTGGTGGAATTTCATCTTCACCACCCCATACTGATAATGAATCAATACTTGGATAATTCTTCTTAATGTAGGACTCATAGTCCACCTTAGTAACTAAACGATTCTGCGTGGCAAATTGAACTGGTGATGCTGATTTAATTTCATCAACTGTTTCTCTATCTGAGCCACCAGCTGCAACAGAGACAACTTGAATTACACCGGTACTGTAAGGGCCAATGGCAGAAGACATTCCGAAACCATCAACCTTGTTGGCTAAAGTGCCGTTTGTTGACAAATAGCCAACTGAAATTACAGAACCATCTTCAATCTTACGACCAACAGTTCCATTACCAAAATAGATTTGATATTTTCCGCCTTTAGATTCTTGCAAATAGAATACGGCAGAGTCAGCGCCAACATCCAAAATATCCGTCACTTTGTTATAAACTGTGGTTGATGTATTACTTGTGGATGGATTTACTGATACAGTAATTGTGGATGTATCAATGTCCATATCAGGCAAAGTAAATATTGACTTTGGATTAGCACTCTCATCATAATTGAAAGTGTAATTCAATAACTGGCCTTCTTTGATTTCTAAATTCTCAAAGTAATAACTGGTGTCAGATTTTGTGACAGTAACGCCATTCATAACCACAAAACCAAAAATACGTTTATCTACCAACTTAGAATTAAAAACATATCCCTTTGGAATAGTTAATGTATCCAATGTTGTGTTACCACTATTGATTGTTAGGTTGATAGTTGCTGTAGGTGCAGTTTTAGAATAAGGCACATAGCCTAATGTCTTGGCATGAGAAACCACAGAATCACGCAACAGGGCAGTATCTAAGAATGCCTCGTTGGCAACCATGTTTAGATAGTAGGCATTATAGTGTGTATTGTAAGCTAAAAGATTAACCAAAACATTTAAACCAGAACCCTCAAAATCATAATCTTGGAATTCAGTTTGTTGTTTTAGGAATGATTTTAGGTTGGTCTTGATTGTATCGAAATCAAGGTCTGTTACCTGTAAACGATTTTGTGCCATTTATCGTACTCGTTCTAAGAAAAATTGTATTGTTACTGGTTCGGTTCTGTTGACAATGAAAAATTCCATCGCAATCCTAAAACCATTCTTATCATAATCTGGAAATACTTGTACCTTTGAGACACTAACTCTAGGCTCAAAGTTTTGAATTGTTTGCGTTATCTCACGTTGAATGAGAGTTGCCGATACTGGATCCAAAGGCTCAAATAGTAACTTTTGGATATTACAACCAATTTCTGGTTGAAAAGGCACTTCATAATGCTGAGTCAGTACCAAATTCTTAATGGAATTGATTACCGCCATCTCAGCAGTATGTTTATTGATATCTTTCCTGATTGGATGAATCTTAAAATTCAAATCCAAGTCACGATATTCTCTTACGGTTGTGGTTATTCCTATTGCCATTTTCTATTTATTCAACCTATCCTATATAATAGTTTACTTGAGCCAATATAATTTTTAATTAAAAAGTCTTCTGTTTGACCTGTACTTCCAACACCACGAGCCTTTTTGTAGTCTGTAAGAATACTTAACGAATTCTTATAAAACTGCTCATCATGGACTCTGCGGTCATAGAAGATGGAGTTAGCAGAATTAGCTGTGGTTGCTATGGCATTTACTGTGTTGAATGTCAGATTGGAAGTTCTAATGAATGGATCCATTTCGCTACCAGAACCTGAAATCGAAATACTACTGTTAATCGTATTTGCATATGTGACCACAGTATTATAGATTGATATCAAATCATTAGCCACAAACAAGCTCGTAAAGTTGCCCATAATTGGTGCATTGTTGGATACACCTTCTGTTTGGTAAATTAATGAGACTACTGCTTTGCCTGTTTGAACGGCAGTCTCATAATGTGGTAAATTTGCAACACCTTGGTCAGATGATACTGTTATAGAAGTTACACCTGAAATTCTGTTCGTGTGAGCAAGGAAGTCACCAGCTTGTGTGTTACCGGTTGCGCTATTACTGATGTAAGCAAAAGTGCTACGAATATGAGTCCACAGACCAGTCAAATTACCTGAGCCTTGTAGTGAGCTTGTAACATTCACCAAATTATTAGATACACTCCAAATATTACTTGTCACATTAGCACAAGGATTAATAAAGTAACCACCAGTATCATTATTAGCTAAATCAGCAGCTTGCCAAGAAGTCAACATCTTCGGCATAGAATCTAGTGTCGTTCTCACTTCAGTAGATAATTCACTAATAACTGAATTGGTATCTACGTAGTTATAATTTAATCGGGAAAACAAAGAAGCCATAATATATTCCTTAAATCATTGGACCAGAAATTGGTGGAGAAGTTGGACCTTTAGCCATATGAATATGTGTGTCAAATATTTTTGTATTAATCATATCAGTCATCAATACGGCTGACATTGTGCCAAATGAACCAAGTGGTGCTTTAACTTGCACAGCAGCAGTCACAGAACCTGGAATAGCAATTGGAAAACCTACAGCTAAACCACCAAGTATAGAAACAAAACCGGATGGTCCTGCATTTACACCCACGCCAGCTGCAACCCAATTTTCACTCGTAATGTTTGTTGCGGAGATACCACCATTAACTGATAGGTCACCCTCAAGTCTCATGTGGTCACCAGTAACTAACCTCAGAGAACCAAGAAAATCAGAACCACATCCAACAGTCATGTTACCATCGGCTAAAATTCTAGATTCACCTTTAACAACTTGTGTGTAATCACCTTTAACAACTTGATTCAAATTGCCTTCAATCAATTCTGTTTTATTGCCCTTAATATTGACAATAGCATCACCTTCAATAGTGATGTTGCAAAATCCAGTAATGTGTACGTATTTGTTACCAGCAATGATTTCATAACCATCGCCTTCGATTTTATGTGTCTCATCACCATTAGAATGCATTTCAATGAATGTACCTGTTCTGTGGTGAATGCGGATACGTTCACGGTCAAACGTATCATCCAATTCAAATAAGTGTCCCGATTTTGTTTGTGTAACGTTATTGTCAGGATACTTTGGAGGATTTTCTACCGAAGCCTCAGACTCTCTTTGTCTCCAACTATAATCTGGTGGAGAATATTCATTAGTAATTGCCATATTATTTAAGCCAGTTTCGCATTAGTTGGGTCTGTGATATTAGCATTAGAAATAGCTGTTGCTTCTGTTGATGCTGTCAAAGACGATGTAGATGGCACCAATGAACTATATGCTGTAGGTGATGCCATGTAATTTGTAAATGCGGTTTCAGATGCTTTAATGTCGGCCGCACTTGATGGTGCCACAAGAACTGCACCTAATTGTTGTGGTGTACTGGCCAAAATAGCACCTTGTTTAGCAACTTCCGCAATTTCAGTACCAACTTCATTAACAGCAGTGGCCAATTCTTTTAAATCAGAAACTAAACCAATATCAGCAAAACCTGTTGTAAAACCAGCAAGTAATGATTTATATAAGTTAGCCAAACATTGTTGAAATTCTGCTAATAATTTTGCAGGCAAGTTTAAGATGTATGCAATCATTGCTCTAATCTTTGCAACAATTTTTAAATAACCGGCAATTGTTTGATTAATGTCTTTAATAAAATCAGTAACTTTTTTTATTTCTCTTGCAATATTTTTAGCAATTTCAGTAAGTTTCAAAACTTCGCCAGACCTATCTGTAGCTCCAAGAGTCTTCAGTAAAGCAGCTATTGCAGCTTTAATTGCAGCAACAACTTCACTAAATTGTCTTGTTACAGCACCAACAACTCGGTCCGTTTCAATTGTAATATCACAAACGTGAATAAGTTTGTTGTTTGTTCTATCAACACCAGTGCCCGTGACAACACTTCTACCTGTTGGTGCAGTTGAGGGATAACCTACATTTCCCGCTGGATCACCGGCCGGTTTAACTGGTCTTTTTGCTGTTACCACAAGTTCTGGCACTTCTTCTTCAGATACAATACCAGGAATTACACCCATCACATAACCAAATTGTGCAGAATCAGGATCAGGAAAATACACCAAAACCCAATCACCAAGTTTAGGTGCAGAAGCTTTATCAGAATTGTTTACTGCAAATAATGGCTGAAACCACGGCAACGTTGTAGTTGGAATTCTTTGTTTATCATCATCGTGTATTTCAATAACTCTAACCCTCAAACGATGCAGTTTTAATGGGTCATCAATATCTTCAATGATACCATGGTACATACCTTGGTGTTGTTTATATTCTGTCTTCATTACTTAAACGATTCCATTTGTTTATCCATCTCCTGCTGATTTGCAGTAAATTCAGGTCTTTCGGTTGAATCTGTTACCGCTTCCACAATGGTTTCAAACCTATTATGTCGTATCATATGTCTTGTAGCCAAAATAGCGTATTTGCCCTTTAACGTAATATCAAAATTATCTGTATCATCTGAATCAAAACCTCTACGTGGTACATTTAGATACAATGTTTTTCCAGATGTTACCGCAAAGTTACCAGGAATAACCAGTCTTAATCGTTGACTCACAAAATTTTGCAGAATTGATTCTCGTTGAAAAATGTATTGTTGAGGAGTGTCTTGATTCTGCAAAGGCTCTGGATCATTTTCATTAATGTATGCAGTAGTTTGTCGCTCAGTTGTATCCAAATAAAATATTTTTCTGGAGTTATTCATATCATAGTTACTATTACCATACTTCGTTTGAGATTTTGCTACAATTCTATTTGGATTAGCATGAGCCGAACCTTCGTATATATCATTGAAGGTGTAATTTGTTTTTTTCAACGTTCTAGTTACTGGATCAAAACCAACAACACTACCAGAATATACACCAGCTCTAGTATTTTTTATGAAGTCTGATTGTGTCATTACTTGCATGTGTCTAACGCCAATCATTTCTTCATTTAATGTTCCATCGGGCAAGTTTTTAACAGAGAACGTCAAATTTAAAAGTGGTTCACTAGACATAATTGTATCTAATGTGCTTAAATTGTAACCATCATTGTTTTGAAAGAACATGAAATTCGGTTTAGAATTATTATTTAAAGCTCTTTTGACACACCATTGAATAGCATCAAATGGTTTTAAGTTTGGTATGACTACCTTATTCAAACCATTTGAAGCGTCATAAACACCAGTTAATGTTACATTATCAGGTTTTAAATAATCCCTAATGATAGCCAAAATAATTTCAGTATATGTGCCTTCATAATAATGACTGACTCTTTGTTGCTCAGAGAAAATTAATTCTTCCGAAGAAAACTTTAAAATATAGCTCTCACTGGTTTGATTCATAGTCTTTCTATCAGTTTGGCTATGAACACGATACTTTCTTTTTATTGGAAAAAGGCCATCACCCTTGTCAATTTCCACCAACAAATATTCTGTTCCATCTAATAGTAATTTTTGTGATAAACCAATAGCATCGACAATCAACATATTGCCGGTTGCACATGGTGCCAACATACTATCATACAGGTTGATTTCTTCAAACATGCCACGTAAATCAACCGAACCAAATTTTGTTACCAGATCCAATCTCTGAATATCAAAATCTGTAGGTTGTAGCAATTGGTTTTCGTTCATACAATGATATCAGCAATCACACGTTTAAATTCTTTTTCAACAACATCAACTAATTCAGGTTTTAAAATTTTTATTGACCTTTTAGCATCATTAGCTTCAACTTCATATTCATAATATGTTTTAAACTCTTTGCCAATATCAATCGTTATGGTATTACTATCAGGTAATGTATAAGTTGTTGTTGAAGATGCAACATTAGCATACGTTGCAGAATCGATTTCTTTTTTAATTATCGTAGATATACCAGAAACTGGTTCTGTTTGTGTTTCAATTCGATAATAAGAATGTGTGGTTTGTACCGCCCATTCGTAACCTGTTTGACCGGCAGCTGCATTGGCAGAATATTTAGCTTCAATGTATTTAATAACGTTTCTTTGTGTAAGAGGCCAATCATACATTGGATCAACAATGTCATTAAGATTCATAATAATCCAATGTTTTTCGGAAGAACCATAAATTTTAGCAGCAACAATTTCAGGTGTTTCACCATCTTCAACACTATACTCATAGTAAATAGAACTGTTTTTCTTAAACTCCTGTTCAAAAGAAAATCTTGTTGTGATGTTAGTTAAAACATCCAAAGATTCCATTTCGGAGTTTGGAGTATAATAAACTTTTGGGAAATGTTTAAAGTATTTTGCCATATTAAACACCTCCATTAGCAATATCAAATTGATTTGGTGCGTTTTGTCTTAGTGTTGGATTGTAATAATTTTTAGTAATAATTTCGGTTTCTGTAAATGACAAATCCAAACCAATACCAACTGGCATACCAGTTCCGCCTTTTGATGGTGAGTTGGAATCAATTGTTTCATAAGCTGCAAAAGTACCTGTTGGTGCATAGTTTATATCTAGACCGGTTAGTACACAGGTTGAAACTTTTGGAATGTTCACATTTTCTTGGCCATTGTACATGAATTGAATATCAAATTCAGATGGTGGAACTAAAAATCTACCATAAGTACCATTCAATAATTCTGGTGCTTGGTGATATTTAAACATTTCAATAATGTCAATAACTTCTCTAGCCTCTCTTTGACTCCTTGGATAGAACATAAAAGAAAATCTAAATTGTCTAAATTGTGGCTTACTATAAATTAACTCTAATTGTGGATTCTGTGCAATCACACCACCAGTTGCCGAAGTCAATGCAGTAAAGAGTGGTCCTTGAGAACCACCAAATTTCGATGTTAAAGCTGCAACTGCAAAAGGAGACATGTTTTGAAGATTAACTCTGCCTGTTGCTTTATAATCATTGTAAGCATCTAAACCTGCCGCAGCACCTTGAGCAAGCGCACCCGGTATACCAAAAGCATCAGTTAGTGAAACGTCTGAATAACTCTGTTGATAATTAAAATTCAATGTGTCTGGCATATACAAGGCAATTGTATCTTTCGTTCTTTTAATGGAACGAAAGAGATTTCCTTCTTTCAATCTACCAAAGCCAGCATTTATTTCTTGACCAATAACATCACTAGCTTTATTCACATATTCATTATCAGCATTTGTTACAAGGCCTGATATGGAAGATGATACAACAGATTTAATTTTTTCACCCACATTACTTAGTGCACCAGTCAATGTATTATTGTTATTTTTCTGAGCATTGGCAAGAACTGTTGGCATTGGACCAGAGTTATCATAATTAGCTTCAAATTGTGTTCGTCTTTGGACATTGATAAAAAACATCATATAGTGTCCCTTATCTGTTGCGCCAAGGTCTATTGGATATCTTTTATTATCGACACTATAAGAATTCAATGATTTGAAATTTCTTGTAGCGTCCGGTTTGAAATTTATGTCCGTTAAAGAGAAAAGTGCCATTTGTGGTCCTATAGAATTTACTATATATTTATATGACTTCCTTAAATAAAACATACAAAGGAATATTCAAACCAAAGAACCCAGCAAAATATAACGGAGATGCGTCAAACATCATTTATCGTTCTTCGTGGGAACTCAGGGTTATGAAATATTTTGATGACAATCCAAACGTGATTTGGTGGGCTTCCGAAGAATTATCAATTCCTTACAAGTCTCCAGTGGACAACAGAATGCACAAGTATTACCCTGATTTTGTTGCAAAACTCAAAGTGAAAACTGGCCTGATAAAAACTGTAATGATTGAGGTAAAACCAAACGCCCAAACCAAGATGCCAGTACAGAAACGGCAGACAAAACGATTCATTCAAGAGGCGGCAACTTACGCCATTAATCAAGAGAAGTGGCGAGCAGCCGACCTATTCTGTAAGGAACATGGATGGCAATTTCAAATATTGACTGAAAAAGAACTTGGACTTTAATATAAATAACCAATGGCATATCTATTAGACAGAATAAATCAATCGTTGATGAAACAAGGTTTGACACCAAGAACAAACCAAGCACGCTCGTGGCTTCAATCTAAAATAACTGAATTGAATCCCACAAGACAAGCATTACTACAGGATAGAACCCGTCTAAAGGATAATACCATAATTGGGAAAATGTATTTCTATTCATACAGTCCCAAGACGAAAGCTTCGTTGCCATACTACGACCGGTTCCCTTTGGTACTACCAATAGAACAATACAATGACGGATTTTTAGGGTTGAATTTACATTACATTCACCCAAAGCAACGGATGATTTTGTTGGATAAATTGAGTAGTTTTGCGACCAATAAAAACTTTGATAAGAGCACCAAATTGCGTTTAAGTTATGCCGTATTGGCATCGGCTTCTAAGATATTTGAGGCGCAACCATGTATCAAACGTTATCTATATTCACATGTTGGTTCCAGATTTTTGGAAATTACAGCTGATGAGTGGGATATAGCTGCATTATTACCAATGGAAAGTTTTGTCGGTGCTTCAACAAGTAAGGTTTATGCCGACTCAGAGGGAAAATTCTAATGGCTTTTACACCACAATCATTTCTGTCCAATATCAAAGCTAAAGATGGCCTAGCAAAGAACAACCGTTTCGAGGTTATTCTTCCTATTCCACAATACGTTAATGATTTCGTTAAATCATCAGCACTCGAAAAACTTTTAAATCTACCAACAACAATTGTAACAGATGTTTCAGATGCTATTAATCAAATTTTAGGCAATGAATCTGCGGACGGCCAATCTAAAACTAGCAATGCATCTATGTCCAGATATTTGGCACTTCAATGTGAAAGTGCTGAATTGCCAGGTAGAGAATTAATAACAACTGATGTTAAAATTTATGGACCAACATTTAAAGTTCCATATCAAACTCAATATAATCAGCTTGCATTAAATTTTGTATGCACAAACGAATTCTATGAGCGCAAGTTATTTGACCGCTGGTTAGATGCAATTATGCCATCTGATACCAACAACTTGCGTTTTCCAAAAGGCGGTAACACTGGTACTGGTTATATGACCAATATTAAGGTTATTCAGTATGATGATTTTATCAAACAAATTTATGCGGTGGAAATGATTGATGCTTATCCAATTTCCATTGCTGCTCAGCCATTGTCATGGTCTGAAGAAGGATTTCACCGATTGACGGTTCAATTTGCGTACCAAAAATACCGTGTGGTATATTCTGGTCAATATGATATTGCTGCTGCGGCAGCTCAACTATTTGGAGACAAAGCATCCAGATTCTTCGACAAAGCTGGTAACTCAATTAGTGAAAGACTGATTACACCAGTTAGTAGATTAATATTTTAAATGTGAGGATATAATATGGCTTTACCAAAAATTGATGTGCCTGTATATGAAACTAAATTGGTTTCAACGGGAAAAACGGTTAAATTTAGACCGTTCTTAGTTAAAGAACAAAAACTTTTTATGATGGCTTCAGAATCAACTGATGTTAAAGAAACAGTTGGTGTTATCAAACAAGTTTTGAATAATTGTATTTTATCAGATGTGGATGTTGAAACATTACCAACATTCGACCTTGAACACTTATTCATGCAGCTTCGTGCTAGGTCTGTGGGTGAGGTAGTTAACCTCAAATACAACTGCAACAACATTGTCAAAAAAGACGATGGTGAAGAAAAGACATGTGGTGGTCTAGTTAAGTTTGATTTAAAATTGTTGGAGATTGAACCAACAATTGATAAAGAACATTCTACTAAAATTGTTATTTCACCAAAACT